GCACTAATATCGTGGCCCTCGATAACGTCATATTTGCATCTCCTTCCAAGTCCAAGATTCGTAACCTACAATCAATCGGTAGAGGCCTTCGGGTTAGTGACACAAAGAAATCCGCCACCCTCTATGATATTGCCGACGACTTTAGCTGGAAGTCCAGAGAGAACTTTACTCTCAAACACTTCTTCGAAAGAATCAAGACATACAACGAAGAACAATTCAAATTCAAAATATATAAAATAAGCATGGTGAGATGATGGAAGATGATTACCCTATTGCTAAGTTAGTTAGACTAACCAACGGTGATGATATTATAGCCGATGTGATAGAAATGGAGGATGAAGATGGTATTCTTTATATGCTATACAATCCTCTGAAAGTCTATTACTCACATACAACCCATGTAGGATATCTTTCGGTATCGTTTCTACCATGGGTCTTTCCTAGAATATGTGAACATCAAGAGTTCACCATTCATGCCGAGGACGTATTGCTCGTTAGCAACGTCTCTGAGACGATGAATAAATACTATTGGGAGAATGTAACAGATTTAGTTTCAGTAAAGAAAGAACCTGCTCCTGAACCAGAAGAGGAATCTTTTGTGGAAAATCTGCAAGACATTTTAACTAAGAGGACACTTCACTAATGCCTGCTAATACAAACGAGTATCTTACACTAGATGACGCAGACCTAGTGGATGATTTCGGCTTTACATTTGGAAATGAAGATGATATAGTAGCGGAAGCGATAGCACCTGTTTCGGATGAAATAGCAGACCTCAAGAAAAGACTGGAAGCGGTCCGCAAGATTTATCTTCCACTTCTACAGAACCTTGCTAAGAATTCCGATCAGCCTATCATCAAGTGGCCTGACCGCGGACCTGTGCTTAAAAAGCAGATAGACAAATTGCTAATGCTAACGGAACCAGGTGTTACTGCTAAGTAGTTGCTTCGCAACTGTCTCGCTTCGCTCGACTACTGCATTTTGTTTGAATTTCTATAGCAGTGGTGTTAATGCAAAGCATATTATACCCATGTTTCAAAACCTTGTCAACCCCTAAAATGACAGAAAGTGATAAAAATGTTTAGTTTTTTTCATCGAACACCGGTGATACATCTTGACTGCTTTACCTATATGGGTCATATCTATGAGTTGACTCCTATTGTTTCAGCGGCAAAGGCAGCGCCCGATTGGTGGAAAAATCTAGATTCAGGTCGATTGTCATACGATTGGAAATACTTCTCACCTCCTCGCAAATCACTAACAATGAAAAGCTGCTATGGCTTTATTGAGTTATATAAGCGAGGCGCCATTCTCGAAAACTGGTGCGATCTAAGACTTCAGATATCTGTCGATAATGGTTTCAAGTATATGCATTCCAGTGGAGATAAACCTTCCGAGCATCCTCGTTTTCAGTTAGGCGAAGGTTTCAGAAACTTCTATCATCTAAAACTAACAAGTCCTTGGATCTTCCGTGAGAAACAAGGCATCAAGTTCCATTTCAATGGTGCTATGTGGTCCATGGAAGACTATAACTTTAGAGTTGTTCCTGGAGTCGTGGACTATAGACTCAATGGATATACTAATGTCAATATAATGATTCCAAATGAGGTCGCAGAATACACTGTTCCTGTTGGTCAGCCTCTAGTTCATATCATTCCTCTATCGGATAAAAGGCTGAAAGTAAAAAATCACTTGATTTCTAGATTTGAGTATGATAATATGTTTAGACATTCGACATCTTACTATTCTGGTTGGAAAGCAGTAAACAAGCTATTACACAGAAATGATAAAAGAAAGTCTGGATGTCCTTTCGGATTTGGAGATCAAAATTGACAAAAAAGAAAACAAATCATTATGTAGATAACCAAAAGTTTCTGGAAGACATTCTGGATTATAAAAAGAGATGCGCCGATGCTAAGGAGGCAGGGCTCGAAAAGCCACGTGTCACTGAATACTGCGGCAAATGTATATGGTTGATTACCGAGAATCTAGCACGCAAGCCAAGGTTCATGAACTATTCCTTTATTGATGAAATGAAGTCGGACGCATTAGAGAACTGCTTCCTATACTTCGACAACTTCAATCCTGATATCAGTCAAAATCCTTTCGCATACTTCACACAAATTATTTACTATGCTTTCCATAGACGCATCTCTAAAGAGGAAAAGAATAGATATATAATGTATAAGAAGTTCCAAGAAAGCGTGTTATATACCAACGATGCGGATTTGATGGTTGACGGCGATGACAACCACTTGATTTCCACAACGATGTATGATAATCTAAACGAGTTCATCAAAAACTTTGAGGCAAGAGAACTTGCCAAGAAGGAAAAGAGAAAACTGACTAAAGAAGGACTAGAGAAGTTCGTAGGAGATGAAGATGAAGGAAGAGACGAAGTTCGATGTGCCGTTCCAGGTGCAGACACTAATAACGAATCTAAATGACAAGAAAGAACGGGTGCATGTTCGTGGTAACTATCGTATGAGATTAGAATCCATCAAACGTGCCTGTGAGAAAGCTATCATGGAATATGATGTTGAGATGGGTACCGTTCGACCACCTCGATATAAGAAGGGGCAGCGGTAATGGATATAGATGATTTCGTCAAGGAGATTGACCAGAACATAGAATGGTTTTGCGATAAGATAGTAGAACCTGTTCCTATCAATCCACAAGACAAAGAAAAGATCATGAAGCGGATGGCAACTTTGGGATGGCTAAGGGAATCAGAGATTGAAACGTATAAAATGGCTACCCGAGAGGATTGACGAAATCATTTTTCTGGTGTATACTGTATCCAAGAATATACTTTTAGACTTTTGGGAATGGTTTAGACGATGGTAAAGATTGCGATGCCTACTGATACTCACGCTGGTATCAGAAACGATAATCCTGCCTTTCAGGCTTATCAAAAGAAGTGTTGGAAGTGGTTCTTTGATTACATCGATGCTAATAACATCAAGCATGTCATCCATCTTGGTGATATCTATGATCGTCGCAAGTATGTGAACTTTATGTCCGCCAAGAGATTGCGGGAAGATTTCTTTGAGCCACTAGAGGAGAGAGGAATTGAAACTCACATTATACAAGGCAATCATGACTCTTATTACAAGGATACGCACGAGGTTAATGCGTTAGATGAACTGGTCGCAGGAAAGTATAGGTATATTCATACTCATTCTGTACCTCGGGTTATTAACATTGACGGCCTTGATATTCAAATAATGCCATGGATCACGGACTCTAACCGTGAGGAAGCATTAGAAGCAATCAAACATCCCAAAGCATCTATTCTCATGGGTCACCTTGAGTTGAACGGCTTTACTATGCATAGAGGACTTATATCGGACCATGGACTGGATCGCAAACTATTTGAGAACTTTGACGCTGTATACTCAGGTCACTATCACCACCGTAGCACTGTTGGTAATATTACTTATATTGGGGCCTTTGGTGAGTATACTTGGCACGATTACGGAGACCCTAGAGGATTTTCTACGCTGGATAGTAGGAACAAGAAACTAGAGTTCATTCAGAATCCACATAAGATGTTCCGCATTGCCAAATATGATGATGTGGCTAATCCCGAAATCATTGAGAAGATTCAGAACACAGACTTTAGCAAGTATAAAGACACCTATGTAAAGTTGGTTGTCGTAAACAAAAGCAATCCATATGCTTTTGACTTGCTTTTTGATTCTATCTATAAAGCAGGCCCGCTGGATATTCAGATTGTGGAAGATCCTAGCGTTTTACTAGATAGTGAAGATGCGGAAGAAATCGATGAGGCAGAAGATACAGTAACGATCCTCAGAAAATATATTGATGGGTTGACATTGCCTCTGGATAGTGGTAAGATGAAAAACTTTATGATTGATGTATATAACGAAGCCTTACAGGTTGAAACAGTATAGGAAACTATGATATGAAGAAACACATTCCATGGATTGCGTTCATAATCGTTGGTCTGGTGCTTTTTGCTTTCTCTATGGAATCAAGAGGCCGCAACGCTGCGAACGAAATCACATATTCAGATTTTATGAGTCAAGTTACTCGCAACAATGTCCATGACGTTACGATCAATAGTAATGAAATCACAGGACATTACAAGATTGACAATAGAGCATTTACTACCTATGTCGCCTCTCTATCTAATCTAATGCCTAAGTTAGAAGAACATAACGTAGTCATTACGGTCAAGTCGGATAGCCCTGAGGCTTCTTTCTGGACCACGCTATTTCTAAATCTATTGCCTGTTGTATTCTTCTTCGGTCTATGGATTTTCCTATCACGCCGTCAAGGTGGTGGTATGGGTGGTCCTATGAGTTTTGGTAAGTCTAAGGCCAAGTTGCTAACAGAAACATCAGGTACCAAGACCTTCGAAGATGTTGCTGGTGTTGATCAGGCAAAAGAAGACTTACAGGAAGTTGTAGAGTTTCTACAGGATCCGCAAAAGTTCGAGCGTCTTGGTGGTAAGATTCCAAGAGGCGTTTTGCTTGTTGGTCCTCCAGGCACTGGTAAAACTCTACTAGCAAGAGCGGTCGCTGGTGAGGCAGGCGTGCCTTTCTTTAGCATTTCTGGTTCTGACTTCGTTGAAATGTTCGTTGGTGTTGGTGCTAGTCGTGTCCGAGACATGTTTGAGCAAGCCAAGAAGAATGCTCCTTGTATTATCTTCATTGACGAAATCGATGCCGTCGGTCGTTCAAGAGCAAACGGCATCTCTGGTAACGATGAAAGAGACCAGACACTAAACGCCATGTTAGTTGAGATGGATGGCTTCAATGATAATGCTGGTGTTATCGTCATTGCTGCTACCAATCGTGTAGACGTTCTAGACAAGGCACTAACTCGTCCTGGTCGTTTTGATAGACAGGTTCAGGTACCTAATCCAGACTTTGTTGGTCGTGAAAAGATTTTGAAAGTTCACACTCGCAAAGTTCCAATCGGTCCTGACGTTGATCTAAAGACAGTTGCCAAGGGAACACCAGGTTTCTCTGGTGCTGACCTAGCTAATCTTGTCAATGAAGCGGCACTTCTGGCTGCTCGTCGGTCAAAGCGTATTGTTACTGGACAAGAGTTCGAGGATGCCCGTGATAAGATTTTAATGGGCGCCGAGCATAGAACGCTATTGCTATCTGACGAAGAAAAGAAGATGACTGCCTATCATGAGGCTGGTCATGCTCTTGTTTCTCTCAATATGCCAGGTTCAACTCCTATTCACAAGGCAACAATCATTCCACGTGGTCGTGCGCTAGGCATGGTTCAGTCTCTTCCAGATCGTGACCGCATCTCACTACACTATGATGAAATGATTGCCCAACTAGCAATGGCAATGGGTGGTCGTGTAGCAGAAGAAATGATCTTTGGTCAGGATAGGGTTTCTTCTGGAGCCTCTGGTGATATTCAGCAAGCAACGCAACTCGCCCGTGCTATGGTTACCGAGTATGGTTTTTCTCCGTCATTAGGTAGAATGGCATACACAACACCTAATGCGGATATGTTCCATACTCCTAAGATTGCTGAAAAAACACAGCGAGTGGTCGATGAGGAAATCAAGCGTTTTGTTGAAGATGGATATCATACTGCTCGCCGTATTCTAGAAGAAAAGAAAAAAGAACTTGACACATTAGCACAGGGTCTGCTAACATACGAGACATTGACCGGAGACGAAATCAAGGACTTACTAAAAGGAAAACAACCTACTAGAGAGTTCTAAAATGCTAAATAGATGTAGGCCACGGTGTTACCAGCACCTGCCTACTCTAACGCTAAACAGGAGCGCCAGCCTATGTCTATTTATCTAACCCAAGAACATCTCAAGAAACTGCTTCATTACGACTCTGATACTGGAGAATGGACCTGGTTACGAAGAAACGGAACCAAAAGACCGCAAGCAGGAAATATATCAAATCAAGGTCGTTCCGCAGGGTATCGTAGAATCTGTGTAGATGGTAAAAGTTACTATTCATCACATTTGGTTTTCTTATATATGACAGGAGAGTTTCCAAATGGTGAAGTAGATCACATCGACAGAAATAGAAGCAATGATAAATGGTCTAATCTTCGCATAACAACCCATACGAAAAACTGCCAGAATAGAGGTATAAGAAACGATAATACTTCAGGTTATCCTGGTGTTTCCTTCAATACACAATCTAATAGATGGAAAGCAGATATATGTGTTGATGGTGTAAGAATATACTTAGGAAAGTTTATCTTTCTTGAAGATGCTATAGAAGCAAGAAAGTTTGCGGAAAAAACATATTTGTGGTATTGAGAATAGGAATTTTAGTATGATAACATTCCATGTGATTAGATATAAGAACTTTCTATCATCTGGAAATGTGTTTACCGAGATTGAGTTAGACTCTCATAAGAACACCCTTATCATGGGTCACAACGGCGCAGGGAAATCAACATTGCTTGATGCCCTGTGCTTTGTTCTTTTCGGTAAGCCATTCCGTAAGGTGAACAAAGGTAATGTCGTAAACTCCATCAATAACAAAAACTGCGTTGTGGAAATTGAATTTACCATCAACAATAAACTTTATAAGGTCATTCGTGGCGCCAAGCCGAATGTCTTTCAGATTTATTGCGAAGATAAGATGGTCAATCAAGATGCCGCTGCTAAAGATTATCAGGAGCATCTTGAGAAGAACATTCTACGGATGAACTATAAGTCCTTTACACAGGTTGTTATTCTTGGCTCGGCATCGTTCGTTCCGTTTATGCAGTTGTCTGCCAATGATCGCCGCTCGGTTATTGAGGACCTACTGGATATTCAAATCTTCTCTGCTATGTCCACTGTCATCAAGAATAGACTACAGGTGAACAAAGAAGGCTTGGAGAAGAATCGTTTGCTTCTAACAAGCAAGGAAGAGAACAAGTCTTATATTGAACAGACTTTGGCTTCATTGAAGGCTAATAATGAAGAAAAGTTAAGAGAACTAGAATCAAAGAAGAATGATCTTGAACAAGAATACATCAAGCAAGAATGTGTGGTCGAAAATCTAAAAATCGATTATGAAAAGGCCACCGAAAATGATCTAGACCTAACACCACTAAAGTCTAAGCATTCTAAAATGATTGGTCTCAAGGCCAAGATGGAAGGTAACATGGAGAGACTGACGAAGGAGGTAGAGTTTCTAAACGAGAATGATACTTGTCCGACTTGTCATCAATCCATTGATGCTTCATTCAAAGAAAATAGACTTGAGGAGATGGATTCCAAAGCAAGTGAACTATCAAGAGGACTAAATAAGATTGCTGACCAAATCGATGGCGTATTGGCAGAAATCGAGAAGATAGATGAAGTTCTCCGTAACATCAATCAGATTAAAATGGATCTTTCATCTGCTAAAACTTCCTATAACCATATGGCTAATAATCTTAGTCAAGTCACTAAACAGATTGAGGAGTTTGCCATATCTGACAAGACTACCCAAGAGTCGGAACGACAACTCACCGCAGTCCAACATGATATTTCCACCCTCGAAGAAGAAAAGAAGGCCCTTTTAGATGATAGACAATATATTGACTTGGCAACAACTCTACTTAAGGATGGTGGAATCAAGACTAAGATCATTAAACAGTATCTACCAATCATCAATAAGCATATCAACAAATACTTGGCAAAACTGGGTTTCTTTGTCAACTTTCACATCAACGAATCTTTTGAGGAGTCTATCAAGTCAAGATACCGAGACGAGTTCTCCTATCAAAACTTCTCCGAAGGAGAGAAACTAAGAATCGATCTTGCTATTCTGCTAACATGGCGTCAAATAGCAAAACTCAAAAACTCTGTGAACGTGAACATTCTGGTGTTTGATGAAATCCTTGATCGTGCTATGGACGCCACAGGCATTGACGAGTTTATCAAAATCATGTGGGAGATGGGTGACAAAGGTACCAACATCTTTGTTATCTCACATAAGGATACAATGACCGATAGATTCCAGAGAACTATCAGGTTTGAAAAGATAAAGAATTTTTCGGTCTTGACAAAAGAACCATAATGTTATATGATGTATGTCTAGCTGAAAGGAATAGATATGTTAGACAAAGAAATCCTCCGTGCCATGGCGAAAGCCGAACGAATGATGGATAGCGGAGAAATTCCATGGGTGTGGGCTCCAGGTCCTGAAGGTACACCTGAGCGCCTTGCTGTTTCGGAAGAAGTTATGAAAGACCTTGATCTTGAGACAGGACAGAATGTGAATAGCATGATCCGTGATGCTATTATGATTATCAATCTAGAAAAGCTAGGTGAAAGATTACAAAAGTTAGCACAAAAGATGGAAGACTCACAGTTGAACGAAAACTTTGATTTCCGTGGCATGATGGGAGACGACAATGCTAATGATCCTGAATGATATCAAATACGGTTATCAGACTTACAATCTAGATAACCTATGGACAGGTCTCTCTCAAATGGGATGGGTTGATGAAACATCTGTTCTATGAAGATTGGACTAACAAGAGAGTCAAAAGACTCATTGACATTTTTGGTAAAAGTTGGTTCAAAGGCAAGACAGTATTAGAACTTGGTTCAGCACACGGTGACATCGGTATTGAGCTATTGAAACTTGGTGCTGATGTTACGTTCACAGATGTTAGAAACGAACACCTCGAAAGCATAGTTAATAGATTAAGAGATATGAACTTTTCTCCCAAAGTTTGTAGAATCAATCAAAATGAATCTTATGATTTACTAGCAACATTTGATTTGATTCTACATATCGGTGTTCTGTATCATGTAGAAAATTGGCAGCAAGACTTAGAATGCGCTTTAAAACATTCTAATACAATGATATTAGAATCCGCTGTTCATCCTTCGCCTAGTTTGAAACATCCGATATATGGACCTTATGAATGTGATAATCCTTCACTGACGGAAGAAGGTATAGAAGAACATTTAACTAATCTAGGATGCAAGTTTCTTCGTTTTGATATTCTTGAGTTAGATTCTATAGGACATTGGCTAACAACCGATGTTAGAGATAATCATCATTACAGTTGGAATCAAAACAACGTGAACAACTCACAGCATTATGGTGAAGTCAATCATTATAGACGATATTGGCTAGTTTTACGATGATACATGAAATAGGAACAACAAAAATATTGAGAACTGTTTATCCGAATACAGATAAACTCTTTGCAGATGTTTCTAATAGACTTGAATATATAACAAGACAACCTAACAATCTTCCACAGTTCATCGAGAATGGTTGCTGTTCGTTCCATAACAAAGATGATAGTGGTAAAAGATTGTATGAATGGACAGAGTTTATAGATTTCCTTTCATTCATCAAACAAAATATGAGAGAGTATCTTACAAGCGTGTCTGTGATGGAATCGGATGTTCGTATTGCTGGAATGTGGGCTAATAGATATCCTCCTGATACGTTTGTTGGCATACATAATCACAGATATCTAAATGATGATAAAAAGATAATAATCGATATGCTTTACTATATCAAGAGGGAAGACAACGCAGGTGATCTAGTCATTGACATTCCTGAATATGGTGAGTATAATGTATTCATGCAGCAAGGCGACGTTATTATTTTCCAATCAACTTTAGATCATTGGACCACATCAAACAAGAGTGCTAGTGATAAGTATGTTATTGGATTGGAACTTGTTGACGCTGTGGAAGGAAAAAGATTAGATGAAATTTGACTATGAGTTCTTTCTAGAATGGACTTCAACGGCACTGGTTATCATTGGCGCCGTTTTAACTGCTTGGAATGTGTATCCTCTAAACCTTGCTGTTCAGTTTGTAGGTAACATCGGATGGTTTGCTGTAGGATATATGTGGAAGAAAAAGTCACTAATGGTTATTCAGGCAGTCATTAGTGTCATTTATGTTACTGGCCTGGTATCAAAAGGAATCATTCTATGAGATACAATCATTGGTTCTGGAATAGTTGGTTTATGGATCGAGTGGCAACATTCGTTGTATATCTAAACAACTATCTCTGGAGTAAACAGTATGGAAAAAACTGATCCACACAAAACACATTCATATTCACACGATTGGATGTTGATGACTGCCTTTGATTTTGAATTACGCAATCACATTAAAGTGAATTGCGAACAAACAAATGAAATGACGATCATCCGTGGATATCTGGAAGAAAGAGTAAAAGAGATTAAGGAAAGATGGAAGTGAGAGAGAACTTTTCGCCGTTCAAGTCTGGCGATGTTGTAAGAGTGAAAAAGGATTTTCTATATGTAAATCGTGACTTGCTTTTTGGTGAGACATATGTTATAGATAAGATGCTAAGTGTGGCAGGAGTTGTAACATTGGTTGGTCAGGAACCTGGTAAGACATTTCCGGAAGGAGCATTTGAATTGCTTTATGGAGTAGAGAATGGCGAAGAAACCAAAGATTGATGAAACTACACAATATGAAAACTGTTTGGATGTAAAAGAGTTTGAAGACGGCACTCTAAGCGCCTTTCTTGGTGAAGAAGCTGTTAGAGATATTGAAGAAAAGTTATGGAAGAAACATTGGGTAGGCATGCCTGAGTTTGTTCAGGAAGATAATCCTCCATACAAAAGAATTATTGTATCTTTTCGCACCAAAGAAGATTATGAGGAGTTTGCCACTCTAATCGGTCAGAACCTATCTGAGAAGACAAAGAGCATTTGGCATCCTAAGCTAGATAGAGAAGCTAACAGTCTATTGAGATGGGTGGAGGACGAGTAATGAGTAGTGAAGATATTATTGAAGAAGTTACCTTTAAAGATGTAAAAGCATTTGTTAGAAAAGGCACGTCCGATGCTTTTGTTGTCAAGGAAGTTTTCTCTGGCGAATACAACAAATTGAAGATTACCAGTGACGATGTTATTCTAGATTTTGGTTTGAATATTGGTATGTTCACTGCCTTTGCTCTCAAGAAAGGTGCTAAGAAAGTTTATTCATATGAAGCCGATGCGGAGAACTATGAACTAGCTTGTCGCAACATGGAACTGAATGAATTTGACAAATCTCGTTATGAGTTGTATAATCTAGCTGTTATTGGTAATGATGATCCTACAAGAGAGTTTTCTATCAATGTCAAAAAGAACAAGGGCGCTCATTCTCTAATTCATAAGCGAGGTAGAGATGTGACACAGGTACCTTGTATCAACATCAACAAAGTGATAGAAGATTACCGTCCAACCATTATCAAGATGGATATTGAAGGTGGTGAGTATGAATGCTTGAAGGCACTAAAGACCTTTGATGGTGTAAGAGAGTTCATTATGGAATTTCATCATGCTCATTTGAATGATATTGATACACATGAAAAGTATAATGAGATTTTAGATTTGCTCCGAGGACACTTTAGTTCTGTGACTGCTAGAGCCGACACTAAGGCTGCCTGGGTGAACATTGTTTATTGTGTGAAGTAAAATGACTAATCCAATTTATCCTGTTTATATTGTTTCTAAAGGCAGACATGAAAGTATGATCACCTCCAAGTCTCTGGCGAGAATGAAGGTGCCACATTCTATTGTGATTGAGCCACAAGACGAAGAAAACTACGAATATGCCTTAGATCATTTTGGCATTCGTCCTTACGTTACTCTCCTTGTGGCTCCTTTCTCTAATCATGGTGATGGTCCTGGTCGTGCCAGAAACTGGGCATGGGATCATTCTATCTCTATTGGTGCCAAGGCACATTGGGTTCTAGACGATAACATTTCAGACTTTTATCGTCTTCATAGAAACAAGCGTATTCGTGTGGAGTCTGGTGCCATCTTTCGTGCTGCGGAAGAGTTTGTTGATCGTTATGAGAATGTTCCTATCTCTGGCTTTCAATATCGGTTCTTTATTGCGCCTAATAGCAAGTATCCTCCTTTCGTTGCTAACACCCGTATCTATTCAACTCTATTGATCCGCAACGATTGTGAGCATCGTTGGCGTGGTCGTTATAACGAAGATACAGATATTTGCCTTCGTGTATTGAAAGATGGTGATTGCACCATTCAGTTCAATGCCTTCATGCAAGGTAAATGTGCCACACAAACTGTCAAAGGTGGTAATACACAAGAGTTTTATCATGTCGAAGGCGATCTTGATAAGGAAAAGTGGCGTGACGGACAACTGAATCCAGAAGGCACTTGGAACAAATCAAAAATGTTGGTTGACTTACACCCAGATGTTGCTAGAATGGTGTTCAAGTATGGACGCTGGCATCATTATGTGGATTATTCACCGTTCAAAAAGAACCAACTCATTTACAAGAAAGATGTTGTGATACCGAAAGGAATCAATAACTACGGTATGAGACTGGAAACTAACTTTAGAGGATAACATCGTGACATTTACGCCTACCGCACATTATTTTGATTTCTACAGTTTACAATCACAATGGGAACATATCATCCACTTGGCATTATTTCCATTTCTGGCATACGTTGTTTACAAACTCATCAAGACAATGACCTCATAAGTCGTTGTTTTTGTTATGACTTGACAAATGCGACCGGTTTTGCTATACTTGTGAAAATCGTGAAAGGAACACTATGACCGCAATGACCGTAAATTCCAACTCGCTTCTTGCCAAGCTGTTGGCGACCGAGAACATTACTGTTCAGCATAAGAGCGGTATCAAAACCGCTATGTTCGACCTCAAGAACCGTGTTCTTATGCTGCCTATGTGGCATGATATTTCGCAGGATCTTGAGCATTTGCTTATCGGTCACGAAACGGCTCATGCTATTGATACGCCTTCAGGCGAAGAGTATAAAAAGGCATATGAGGATATTGCTAATCGTGTATTCGGTTCCGAAGTTAGCGATCAGCTAAAGCGCACCGTCCAGGGCTTCGTTAATGTTATCGAAGATGTCCGTATTGACAAGCGCCAGAAGCGCCGTTATCCTGGTCTTCGTCGTAACTATCTCGCTGGTTATAAAGAACTTATTGACCGTGACTTCTTCGGCACGAAGGGTCGTGATATCAATTCTATGAACTTTATCGACCGTGTCAATGTCTACTTCAAGGGTGGTAACATCAATCTCAATATTGAGTTTACTCCCGAAGAGCGAGTGCTTCTAAAGCAGATTGAAAATATTGAAACTTTCGCAGAGGTTGTGGAAGTTGCCGAGAAGGTGTATCGTTTTTGTAAAGATAAGATTGAAAACGATATTCATAACGACCTCGGTCTTGGCGAAAGCGAAGATGGAGACAAAGGAGACTCCTATGACATTGACGATTTTTCCGATGATGCTGACGATTGGGATGGTGACCTTGATGGTGATGATTCCGAAGAAGATGCCGAAGACGGTGAAGGTGACGAAGGTGAAGGTAAATCCGACGCTGTAAAGGGCGAAGGTGATATCGGTGATAATGGTTCTGGTAATACCTCTGATGGTGCTGGTGCCAGTTCCGATGAAATCAAGGCTCCCGAGTCTTATACTGACCGTGTTTGGGAAGAAAAAGTTCAGGAACTAGTCAAAGACGATAATACCGATTATGTCTATGTCACCCTTCCTGATGTAAACTGGGACAAGGCTATTCACGATTATAAGCGAGTTCTTAGTGATTGGCGTCGTCTGGTTGGCGCTGGTTACTACGGACACTTTTCTAAGAAGACCTTTGAAGAAGGTCGTGCCGCTTTCAACCAGTGGCGTCAAAAAGAAAAAGATAGCATTTCGTTTCTTGTAAAAGAGTTTGAGCAGCGCAAGGCTGCGGAAATGTATTCTCGCATTTCTGTGGCTAAGACTGGTGTTATTGACACTAATAAACTCCACTCTTACAAGTTCAATGATGATATCTTCCGTCGGTTGACTACAGTGCCGGAAGGCAAGAACCATGGCTTTATCATGTTTCTTGATTGGTCTGGTTCTATGGATAGAAACCTGAAGTATACTCTTCGGCAGTTGTTTACTCTGGTTCTGTTTTGTAAGCAGATCCAAGTGCCGTTCGAGGTGTATGCCTTCAAGGATTCTGGTGCTGAAAATCCATTCTCTTATCTTGGTAAAGAGAATGTTATTGGTCTTGGTAACGTGGTGCTTCGCCAGTTTCTATCTTCCAAGATGACTCTTGCGGAACTAAACGAGGCTATGACGTTTCTTTCTATGGTTGGTGGTCATAGTCGTCTTTATACTGATGGTCTCGGTGGCACGCCTCTCAATGAGGCAGTTATTCTTGCTCCTAAGATTATCAACGACTTCCGTGCCAAACATAAGTTGGAAATCGTCAACACTATTTTCCTTACCGATGGTGAGTCAAACGGTCTTGGTGGTATCAAAAATTGTACCGGTGTTCAACCTGGTCGTAAGGTTATGTATAAGTATGTTGATAAGTCTTCTGGTAAGACTTACGATATCAGCCTTTACGGTTGGGGTGATGGTGCAAACACCACTAACAAGTTTCTAAAGATGCTAAAGGATCAGACTGATTGTAATCTGATTGGTTTCTTTCTGTCTGATTCCAACATCAAACGGTTCTTGTCTCGCTTTGGTATGAATGATGGTACCAACTATCACTACGTCGAAAAGGTTGTCAAGTTCTGGAAAGAAAACAAGTTCTATCCAGTCAAGAATGAAGGTTATGATGAATATTATGTGATCAATTCCAATGTTCTTCGTGAAACGGAGAACGAATTGGAAATCGACAATACAAAGTCCACGAAATCCATGGCCAAGGCATTCTCCAAGTTTGCCGCTAAAAAGTCCATCAATCGTGTCCTTCTGCGTCAGTTCATCAATAACGTTACGCAACAGTCCAAGAAGATTGCGTAAAATCAAAGACTTAGGAAGGGGTTGACAAGATCCCTTCCTTGTGGTATAATACATCATAATCGAAAATCGTGAAAGGAAAGTTTCGATATGGCTAAATCTACCGATAACCGTTCTGTGTTTCTGGACAAGGTCCGCTTTGAGTTTGGTGCCATTCGTGAAATCACCCGTCAGCAAATTTTGACCATTCACGAAAAGTATGGTATTTATCCTGCTTGGCTTGTGAAAGATCCCTCTCTCCGTGTTGGTCGTGGTGTTTATGCTTTGACCGATCACGGTGTAAATCTTGCTCCCGTTGCTGAAAAGACGGTTGCTCCTCGTAAGACTGCTAAGATCCAGTCTGATATTCCTGTTGTTGAGTCCGTTGTTGCTATGGCTCCTTCCTCTACGATTGCTATGGCTGCGGCTTCCACTTCTGCTTCTGCCGAGGTTTCGCTAGTGCCTGAAAAGGCGAATGGCTATGTGCCGTTCGGTAACTTTAGCGATGTTCGTTCTATCATCAAGTCTAAGAAGTTTTATCCTGCTTACGTTACTGGTCTTTCTGGTAACGGTAAGACGATGATGGTCGAACAGGTTTGTGCCGTTGAAAAGCGTGAGTGCGTCCGTGTCAATATTACTATTGAAACCGACGAAGATGATCTTATTGGTGGTTTCCGCCTTGTCGATGGTGCTACTGTCTGGCAGGATGGTCCTGTTATTGTTGCCATGCAGCGTGGTGCTATTCTTCTTCTGGACGAAGTTGACCTTGGCTCCAATAAGCTAATGTGTCTCCAGCCTGTTCTCGAAGGCAAGTCTGTTTATCTCAAAAAGATTAACCGTCTTGTCCATCCTGAAAATGGTTTCAACGTTATTGCTACGGCGAATACCAAGGGTAAGGGTTCCGACGATGGTCGCTTTATCGGCACCAACGTTATGAACGAAGCGTTCCTTGAGCGTTTCTCTATCACGATGGAACAGGAATATCCTTCGACTAAGATTGAAACCAAAATCCTCAACAATGTTCTTGGTGCTTCTGGTATCGAGAGTGCCGAATTTGTTGAGAAGTTGGTGACTTGGGCAGATGTTATTCGCAAGTCCTTCTATGAAGGTGCCTTGTCTGAAATCATCTCCACTCGCCGTCTGGTTCATATCTGCGAGGCATTTGCCATCTTTAATCAGAACCGTATGAAGGCTATAGAACTTTGTCTCAACCGCTTTGATGTGGATACTAAGAATGCGTTTATGGAACTCTATAAGAAAGTCGATGAAACCGTTGATCCGCAACCTGTTCCGCAACCGGAAGCAACCATCACTGGTGAGGAAGTTGCTTTCTGAATAGATGAATACGGTTTACAGATAGACAAAAACGGAGTCGCATGGCTGTGACTCTATAATGAATGCCCGTGTATAATAAAATGATGCTGGTGGTTATACACGGGTCCTTTCCTTTCACGACCACCAGCATCAAAAACTTTGAATGGAGAAATATATAATGGCTACTAATCGTAAGTCTCAGATTGAGAAGATTGAGAACGTTCTTCGCAAGTATAACACTGGTGCTGGTGTTACTGCCGATAAGGTTGCTTCACTAGCCCGTGTTCCTCGTGAGAATGTTTCCAAGCGTGTTTATGATCTTCGTGAGTATTACACAATCTATACAAACTATCGTGACGTAGACGGTCGCCGCACTGCTTTCTATCGCTTTGCTGGCTAATACGAAAAACTAAACTATATAATAGCGTAGGGGCTTAGTTGCTCCTGCGCTATTCGTGTATGGAGAACAATATGGAAATCAAAATTTCAAGTGAAGACCTAAGAAAGAAAAGAATATTCGTTGCCACCCCATGTTACGGCGGTCAGTGTTTTGGACTTTATGCTAAGGCTTGTTTAGACCTTCAAGCCACATGTATTCAGTATGGCATCGAGTGCCGCTTTTCTTTTATCTTTAATGAGTCGCTAATCACCCGTGCTAGAAACTATCTGGTTGACGAGTTTCTAAGATCAGGCTGCACTCACCTACTATTCATCGACTCCGATATTCAGTATAATCCACAGGACATTCTTGCTCTATTGGCATTAGACCGTGACATTATCGGTGGTCCATATCCAAAGAAGTCAATCAACTGGTCAAACATTGTGAATGCTGTAAAGCGTAATGTTGATAACGAGAAGTTCAATCCAGGTGATCTAGATCAGATTACTGGCGATTTCGTTTTCAATCCGGTTCCTGGTACAACATCTTTTAGAGTAACGGAACCTGTTGAGGTTATGGAGATTGGAACAGGCTTCATGATGGTCAAGCGTGAAGTTTTTGATAAGTTTCAGGAAGAATATCCACACCTTCATTATAAGCCAGATCACGTTGGTCAGGCTAACTTTGATGGTTCAAGATACATTCATGCTTTCTTTGATACTGTTATTGATCCAAAGTCACATCGTTATCTTTCGGAAGATTATATGTTCTGTCAGTATGCCCGTGAGATTGGCTTTCATGTTTGGCTATGTCCATGGATGAAGACAACCCACGTCGGTACATATGGCTTCCAAGGTGATCTACCAGCGGTCGCAGCATTGAGTGGTAATCTACGATGATCATAGGTCTTGTTGGGTACATTGGATCCGGCAAGGGCACGGTTGGTGATATTCTTGTGAGACACCATGGATATCACCAGTTTGCTTTTGCTGACGCATTGAAGGATGCAGTTGCATCTATCTTTCTATGGCCTCGTGGTCTACTAGAAGGAGACTCAAACGCATCAAGAGCATTTCGTGAAAGGGTTGACCCTTGGTGGTCACATAAGTTTGGATATGAGGTGACTCCTCGTCTCATTCTCCAGAAGATGGGTACCGAAGCATGTCGTCATGGTATTGCGGATAACATTTGGATTGCCGCATTAGAGAAACGCATTGCTGGATATCAAGACGTGGTTATATCCGACGTTCGTTTTCCTAATGAAATTGATTTCGTTCGGAGTGCCGGTGGTGTCCTTGTTCGTGTCAAACGTGGAGAAGATCCTACGCCTGAACAACTTTCCACGATGCATATTTCAGAGACAGCATGGAACTCATATGAACCGGACAGGACTATTCATAATGATAAGAACATTGATGAACTGAAAATGTGCGTTTCAGACCTCTTGACAGGTCTCGAAAAAGAATATAAAATGATGCATACACTCTAACAGGAGCATATAATGAAGCTAAGTGAAAATACCCTTTCCGTTCTAAAGAACTTCGCATCCATCAATAGCGGAGTCGTTCTAAAGGCAGGAACAGTTCAGAAAACAATCTCACCTGAAAAGTCTATTCTTGTGGAAGCGATTCTAGAAGATAACATTCCGCAGGAGTTTGGCATCTATGATCTAAATCAGTTTCTAGGTATCGTTACCACTCTAAAGAATCCTGATATCTCATTTGGTGATAATCTGGTTGTTCTAAATGATGGTGAACTATCAGTTTTCTATCGTGGTTGTTCTACCAATCTTGTTATCACTCCTCCAGATAAGGAACTTGTTCTCAAGGATATCACCACAAAGTTCTCTCTACCAAGTGCTACTTCACAGAAACTTCTAAAGGTAGCAACCATGATCAATCTACCTAATCTTTCTGTTGTCGGCAAGGAAGGCACTTTGCTTCTCAAGATTCATGAGAAGGCAAACGACACATCTAACGATGGTGTTATGAAGATTGGCGACTATGCTGGTTCAGACTTCACAGCCACATTCAAGACCGAAAATCTAAAGTTGCTTCCTGATGATTACAATGTTGAGATTCAGGCAGGTGCTTTTGCTAAGTTTGTGAATGCTAATGGTAATCTAAAGTATTTCATCGCACTGGAGACAAAGTAATGAAATCATTTCTATACTTCTTGGCAGGTGTCGTTGTCACATTCATATTCGTTTTGTTTTATGGAGCTGGCGTTGTGGAAGAGGAATGTAAAGATGCTGGTGGCGTTCTAGTAGGAACCACTTGTATCAATCCTTCGGCAATCGTGGAGACAAAGTAATGAAGTGTTTCTTTTTTGTTCCTATGGCTCTAGTGACGATTTTGATGGTCTATCTAATCATCATGGATACAAAGTGGAATAAGAAATGTCTTGATGCTGGCGGTGTTCCTGTCGCCAACAATTGTGTAAATCCTTCGGCAATCATTGAGGTGGACTAATGGGTATGATCGGTCATAATAGTGCGACTACTTCTGTTGAGGCTCTTTCTCCAGAAGACAAGAAGGTGCTTCGCAAGGCAATCATGGAGATGAATGACTCCATGACCCGTGTTGGTGCCGAGCGTGATCTCCAGAAGGAGATTATCAACGAGACATTTGATAAACTCGGTGTTGATAAGAAGATGATCCGTCGTCTCGCCAAGGTATATTTCAAGGCCAACTTCAATGATGAAGTGGAAGAGAACAATCAGTTTGAATCCTTCTATGATGAAGTTTTGAGGAAGACAGGACCATGATGGCACTAATCTTTGAGATTATGGGAGCAATAGACTTTATCTTGGCAATGTATTTTTGGATTGTTGATCACAACGATATCAATCATTGGTTGCCTTTCCTTCTAATCTCTATTATAATGTATATGAATGCTATGCGATATGAGGACAATGAATGAGTGAAGAATTTCTATGGGTTGAGAAGTATCGTCCTCACAAAGTTGAGGATTGCGTTCTTCCTGACCGCATCAAGAAAACGTTTCTACAGTATGTAAAAGACGGAGAGATTCCAAATCTTCTCCTATCAGGTCCTGCTGGCTGTGGTAAAACTACAGCCGCTATGGCAATGTGTGATGAAATCGGTTGTAACTATCTTTTCATCAACTCCTCAGAAGAAAGAGGTATCGATGTTCTAAGAACTAAGGTTGTGGGTTATGCGTCAACCGTATCGCTAACTGGTGGTCGTAAGGTTATCATTCTAGACGAAGCCGACGGTCTTACACCAGATACGCAAGATGCTCTTAGAGGCGTGATTGAAAAGTTTTCGTCCAACTGTTCTTTCATTTTCACATGTAACTTCAAGGCAAAGATCAAAGACGCTATTCATTCTAGATGTTCCGTCGTTGACTTTACCTTGAAGAATACCGAGAGGCCTTCTATGGCCTCGAAGATGTTCAAGCGGCTACAGCAAATCCTAAATGATGAAGGTGTTGAATATGATAAGCAAGTCCTTGTCAAGGTTGTTGAAAAGTATTTTCCAGACTATCGTAGGACTCTCAATGAACTACAACGGTATTCTGTTTCTGGAAGCATTGATGCTGGTCTTGCTGCTCAACTTGACAGCGTTCGCAGCCTTGACGATCTAATCAAAGCACTAAAGGGTAAAGACTTTACCGCTATGCGTAAGTGGGTTGTGCTAAACTCTGACATTGATCCATCACGCATTTATCGTTCCGTGTATGATAACCTGTATGAGTATCTAAAGCCAGAAACAATACCTGCCGCTGTTGTTACACTGGCAAAGTATCAGTATCAGGCAGCGTTTGTTGCTGACCAAGAACTAAATCTGGTTGCTTGTCTAACTGAAATCATGATTGAGTGTGAGGTAAAATGAGCGATCTATTCAAGGACATTATACCATCTATTCTCTATACCAAAAATCATGTCCTTGAGAATGACAAGGACTATTCTGCTTTCGTAGTGAACCGGGCAATCTCGTTTCACTACGATTGCGTTTTACAAGCCAACGAAATGAACCAGTATCCAAGTCTTCCTGCTAACATGCAATATCAGTTTTTGCTAAATAGCATTAGAGGGTATAAGCGCCCTTTTCGTAAATGGGAGAAGCGTGAAACCATTGAAAACCTGGAAGCTGTGAAGGAGTATTATAACTACTCCAACGAAAAGGCAAAAGAGGCTTTGGTTCTGCTAGACGCTACCCAGATTGAAACTATAAAGAAGAAACTCAATAAAGGTGGCTTAAATGACAGCAAATCTAGAAGACTTCGTGGAAGTAAGGCTTCCTGACCCACAAGCCTTTTTGAAGGTGAAGGAGACGCTAACCAGAATTGGCGTGGCATCAAAGAAAGATAAGACTCTATACCAGTCTTGTCATATTCTACATAAGCAGGGTCGTTACTACTTGGTACATTTCAAAGAAATGTTTATGCTAGATGGCAAACCAACAGACTTCTCGGAAGAGGATCGTGGTCGTCGTAATACGATTGCCAATCTACTAGCAGAGTGGGAACTAGTAACTCTGGTCGACCCAGACAAGAGTAAAGAACCTCTAACACCTCTCAATAGAATCAAAATCATTTCATACATGGAGAAGCCAGAGTGGAATCTGGTTGCCAAGTATTCTCTAGGTAAAAAGAGACACGAAACAGAATAAGAAAGTGAGTTTATTATGACACAGTTGAAAATTTGGAAAACGCATCCTTATAATCAGATTCCAAAGAAGCAGACCGAAGGTTCTGCCTGCTTTGATTTACAGTTTCAGAGTGCCGGTAAGGTAGAGTATAAAGGCTTTTCACGAAGCAATAAAGCCTTTACTCGCCCTATGAGTGGTATGATTAGCATTCAGCCTGGTGATAGGATTATGGTTCCCACAGGTCTCATTCTGGACATTCCCGAAGGTTATTCTGTCCGTGTTCACGCCCGGTCAGGTCTATCACTAAAGCAAGGTCTTGTTCTGGCTAATGCCGAAGGCGTTATTGATTCAGACTATGTAGAAGAATTGATGGTTCTTATTTGGAATATCTCCGACAATGCCATCAACATTCATACAGGTGATCGTATCGCACAGGCCGAACTAATCAAAGACGAAACTTATTCTATTGTAGAAACCGCAGCACGACCTGGGGTAAAGACAAGTCGTGTCGGTGGTATGGGATCAACAGGTATTCAAGACGAAGGTGATACAGTTGTGATAAATATTCCACAGTTACAAGTTGTAGAAATGAGAAAAATAAACGAAGCCCCAAAGAGGGGAAGAGGACGACCTAAAACTAATGCCAAAAGTTCATAGAGTAACAGATCCTAGATTGTGTGGAGCCGTAACGGTTGACACAGGATTAAATACAAAAGTTCTCGCTGATAACTTGCTAGTAGCTGTTCAGGGAACACTAAACAGTCATATGAATCTTGGAGCATTGATATCTTTATCACCACAAAAAATTTTGGTACAAGGTATACCGATGATTGTTTCTTTGATGGATCAAGGCGCTCCTGATATGGTCAATCCTTTACTAACACATGTTGAGGGATTGCCTACGCCTGCTGGAGGTTCTAATAAAGTTACTGCATATGGTGGATTAGGTTCCTTCGGTGGTGGACTAGGTTCTTTTGGTATGTCTGGTATACCAGGTGTCGGTGAGATTATGCAGATTGGTTCGCAAGTCATGGGTCAAGTATCCAGAGTAGCAAATCAAGGTGGTGGTCAAGGTGTTTTGGTTATGAATAACATGACTTCGCAAACAGGTATTGGACCAGGATCAACTGTCACAAGCGCCAATACAGGAAGAACATTTACCTTTTCCGAGTATTATACATCTTGACAACCGCATAAAGTTTACTATATAATACTAGAATGATACCAAGAGGTATCGTTCCTTACTTCTCGCTAACTATAGGAGAAACACATGGGTAATAATAATCGTTCCACAGACCGTTTCTGGTTTGATCCTTTCACATTTGCTAACGACATTTCAAAGGGCGCTATCGGCTTTGATCGGGTGCTCCAGCAAATCGCCGAGGCAAATGAATATGTTCCAAAGATTCCATCTTATCCTCCATACAATGTAAAGAAGATTGATGAGGAACATTATGTGATCGAAATGGCTGTTGCTGGTTTTGGTAAGCATAACCTTGATATCGAACTAAAGAATGATGTCCTGTCTATTACAGGAAGCACTGAGGCAGAGGAAGGCGACTACCTTCACAAAGGAATTGCTAATCGTGCTTTCACTCGGAAGTTCACCATTGCTGATAAGGTCGAAGTCAAGAATGCGGAACTTGCCAATGGTATGCTAAAGATTTTCTTGGAGCGTTTTGTTCCAGAAGAGAATAAGGCCAAGAAGATTGACATTCTTGATCCGTTTGGTGTTCAGGAAGCAACGAAGCAATTTCTGACCGAAGGCGTAAAAAGTTGGACAGATGCTCTAACACCAAAGACTAAATAAGAATAACACGGCAGGGGCCTCTGCTTACGCAAGTCCCTGTCTTCTCTTTATGAGGTTATATTATGAAGCTAGTGATCGAAAAGCCTGTAACTGTAATCACGCCTACTATTGGTTCTCCAAAACTAAAAGATGCTATTGAGTCTGTAAGAAATCAGACATATAATTGTCAGCATCTAATTGTAATTGATGGTCCTGGATATTGGAAAGAAGCATCTAAACATATTCCCACTCTTGATGATAACACAAAAATGGTTGTCTCGCCAGAGAACACAGGCAAGACAGGTGGCAACTTCTACGGTCATCGCATCTATGCTGCCTATCCACATCTAATCAATTCAGATTACATTCTATTTCTAGACGAAGACAACTGGTATGAACGAGACCATGTTGAAACGCTAGTCAAGACTATTGAAGAAAAGGACCTTGACTTCGCTTATTCACTCCGTCAAATCTATTCTCCTGATCGCCGCTTCCGTTGTAATGACAACTGTGAAAGTCTAGGCAAGTGGCCAATCTTTATGTCTCGGAGTTCACCACATGGTCCGCAGTTTCTAATAGATACATCTTCGTTCTGTTTCAAGCGAGAGTTTATCCAGAAAACATGTCACTTCTGGCATACAGGATGGGGTGGTGATAGACACTTCCTCTATGCGGTAAAAGACCATGCTAAGTATGATACGAATGGCAAGCATAGTCTTTGCTATCGTTTAGATGGCAATCCTAACTCGGTGACAGAACAGTTTTTCATCGAAGGTAACAAAACACAAGAGCAATATTATGGAGGAAGATATCCGTGGCAAAAGATTTGATAGTTGGCGTAGTAGATAACTACGACTGGGACAAGATAAAGTATTGGTCAAACTCCATTGAGCAATCTGGTTTCGACGGATACAAGGCACTAATCGTTTATAATATGGATGCTGCTACAGCAAAGAAACTTACCGAGAAACAGTTTATGTTGATCGGTTGTAGCGAGTATGATGAAACTAAAGGTTTTGTGTTTGAGAACAAAAGCAACATCATGGTGGATAGGTTCATGTATATCCATCATTTTCTTTCTATGCTTCAAACTCCAGATGACGTGAATAGAGTTATCATCACCGATGTTAGAGATGTTGTGTTTCAGACTAATCCAACAACATGGTTAGATGAATACTTTATCCATGACGCAAACATTCTCGTTGGTTCTGAAAATCTAACATATGAAAATGAACCATGGGGAAAGAACAATATCAAGACAGCCTTTGGTGAATACTTCTACGAAAAGCATAAGGATCTTCCTATTTACTGTGCTGGTGTTATTGCTGGTGAGTTGAATGCTATAAGTGATTTGTGTCAGAACATTTGGCTTATCTGTCGTGGTCTAAATCCTCATGTCGAAGGTGGTGGTGGTCCTGATCAGGCGGCACTAAACATCATTCTAAATTTGGAAGTATATAGTTTTTCTACATACTTTTCCAGTCCCGCTTGTGCATGGGTGCTTCACGCAGGAACATCTATGAATGCCATCAAGGCTGGTTCTGGTGGTATCGGAGAAGAATATATTAGAAATCCTAATATGAAGATTGACTTTATAAATGACTTAGAATATACTGTCATAGATAATAAAGTATGTTGGACGGATAAACCGATTACAGTTCTACACCAATGGGATCGTGTTCCCGAATGGAAAAAGATGATTGAGGAAAACTATGGCGCTAACTGACGAAGACTTTATGACTATTGAGGAACTGGGTAGCAAGTGGCCCTATGATTGGGTTTCTACAAAAGGACTTGCTCCCTATATCAAACGACTTGGCGAGAATGTTACCGGTATTGAGATTGGTACCTGTCGTGCCGAGTCTACCGCTTATCTGCTAGAGAAGTGTCCAAACATTCAGCGTATCTTTACTATTGATCCTTACAAGGCGTATCAGGATTGGAATGGTGAGATTACACAGAATGATGTTGATAGATTTATGGATGCTGCCAAGAAGAACCTAGAGCCATATGGTGATCGGGTTAGGATGATTAGAGAAACATCCACAGAGGCAGCAAGTAACTTCACTGATACACTAGTTGACTTTATCTTTGTTGATGGCGATCATTCATACGAAGCGACACTAGCTGACTGTGAGGCATACTATCCATTTCTAAAGCCAGGTGGTTTCTTTTGTGGACACGATTATAGTTCTATCGATGCTGTTTATCGTGCTGTGAATGATTTCAGAGACAAGCACAAGATTACTTCACCTATCAATCTATCTACCAACTCCACTTTCTTCTGGTACAAGTAATGAAGATTTTACGACTAGGATTTTCTGATACATTCTCTACGGCTATAAACTTCTTTACCGAGGCACTGGGTCGTAGATTTCAGATTGTTCGTGACGATGAAAATCCAGAGTATCTAATCTATGGTGAAGGAGTCTATGGACATAATCACCGTAGATTCGGACCAGAAGTCACTAAGGTCTTTTATACTGGCGAGAATGTTAGACCACCATGGGGTGAGTGTCAGTTTGCTATGACCTTTGACCATGAGAATAGTTCTCGCCATTATCGTCTACCTCTTTATGCGATTGATATGTGGGGTGCGGTCACCGAAGGATGGACCAAAGACTATTATCAGTTGGTTCATCTGAATCATGATTATGAAATAGAATATGATACCAGAGGATTTTGTTCTTTCGTTGTATCTAATCCTAATCAAGAAATGAGAAACAAAGCATTTCATTTCATCAATGATTATAAGCAGGTCAACTCCGCAGGTCCTCATTATAATAACGTTGGCTATGTTTTACCAAGAGATAAACTAGTTCACAAGTTGATGTTTTTGGATAGATATCGGTTCAACATTTGTTTCGAGAATAGTTCATATCCTGGCTATGTAACCGAAAAGATATTGAATGCTCTACAGGTAAAGACTATGCCAATCTATTGGGGATCACCAACAGTTGAAAGAGATTTCAATACACGTGCCTTTATCAATGCATCGGATCATGGTGATTTCAACAAACTAGTAGACTATATCAGACATCTAGACTCGACCGCCGGCAAAAAAGAGTATCTAGATATTATTAGTCAGCCCGCCTTTAAGAATGATGTTCCTAACTGTTATACCAGTATGAATAATCTTAGCGCCTGGTGGGAAGCGTTCGTATGTGGAGATTGATATGAAGAAAGCTATTATAACAGGAATTACTGGTCAAGATGGATCATATCTTGCAGAGCTACTACTAGAGAAAGGATATGAGGTCTACGGTTTTGTCCGTAGATCATCTGTGCCTAACTTAAAGAATATTGAAAGTATCAGAGACAATCGAAATCTAACACTCGTATATAACGATCTGACATCACCTTCTTCTGTTATTGATAATATTCTGGATATAAATCCAGATGAAACATATAATATAGCAGCACAGTCGGATGTTAGAGTTTCATTTGACATTCCTGAATATACTATGGAATGTATTGCAGTAGGAACAACTGGTATTCTTGAAGCGTTACGTAAGATAAAGATAAAAGGTGGAAATCCTAAATTTTATCAAGCATCTACATCCGAACTTTTTGGTTTGGTTCAGGAGACACCTCAGAAAGAAACGACTCCTTTTTATCCTCGTTCGCCATATGGTTGTGCTAAACTAGCGGCGCACTGGATGACAGTTAATTATCGTGAATCATATGACATGTTTAACTGTAGTGGAATACTTTTCAACCATGAGAGTCCTCGTAGAGGTATTAATTTTGTTACTCGTAAGATTACACATGGCTTAAAAAGAGTAGCACTTGGAAAACAGTCTATTGTATCTATGGGTAATTTGGATTCACAGAGAGATTGGGGACACGCTAAAGATTATGTGAAAGCCATGTATATGATGTTACAGCATGATAATCCTGATGATTATGTTGTCTCTACAGGAGAACTACATACAGTTAGAGAGTTTATTGAGATTACAGGTAAACATTATGATATGGATATTGTGTGGCAGAATAAAGGAATATATGAAATAGGAATTGATCGTAAAAAGAATGTTCCTGTTATCAACGTTGATCCTTATTTTTATCGTCCCGCCGAAGTTCAGATCCTCTTAGGAGACTCGTCTAAGATTCGTAATAACCTGAGTTGGAGACCAGAATATGATTTTGAATCTCTAATTGAAGATATGTGTGCTAATGAAAAAGGTGAGTAATGTCTAATATATTATTTGTGGTTCATAGATATGCTCCTTATCCAGGAGGCAGTGAGATTAATGTCCAGAATATGGCCGAAGGTCTTCTTGCTCGTGGTCACGATGTTACTGTATTAGCAGAAACGCATAAAGGTGATTATAATAATGTCAAAGTTACAAGCGATTATCAAAGACTTGCTGATCCCTGGGATTTAATAGTCGTTCATGGAGGAGATGTTTATTATCAAAACATTGTTCATCTAAACGGTCGTAGAATTTCATCTCCTGTTCTTTATCTTATCATAAAGCCTAGCGAAACGGATATATGTATGCTAGGACTTCATTCGCATCGTTTTATAGGATACGGAATGACGGATGAAATCAATCACATTAAAAAACATAATGTGATTAAGAAAGCACGACGAATAAGATACGGCATAAGACATGAAGGAATCATTAAGACTAAATCTCTTTCAAGCGATAAGAAGATTTTTGTTTCCGCAGGAGGGTTTTCTACTCACAAAGGTATGAAACCATTGGCTGCCGCTTTTGAATCTTCTGATATACACAATGCAGAATTACATCTATACGGTTATTGTAATCAAGAACTAATGCCTAAACAGACGGATAAAGTCAAAGTCTTTTTCGGATTAACAAAAGACGAAGTATATCAGGCGATGGCAAATGCCGATGCATATATTATGAACTCTTATGATGATGGATTTGGACTGGTTTTATTAGAAGCGATGATGAATAAGACACCTTGGTTCGCTAGAGATATTTCGGGCGCCCATGATATGGCTCGTTGGGGAACCCTGCATAGCACCGAACATGAGCTAATGAATAATCTTCGCAACTTCGAACGTGATGATAAGAAGATTGAAGATGCCTACGATTATGTGATGGCAAATCATACCGTTCAGGATACCTGTAATGATATAGAAGACGTTTTGTTGGAGACTTTACGATGAAGGTAGCAGTTATTGGTGCAGGTGGTCATGTTGGCTTTCCATTCTCTTGTGTTATCGCTAATGCTGGTCACACAGTTTATGGTATTGATATCAATCAGGACGCTGTAGACTTACTAAACAGAGGCATTGTTCCTTACATAGAGGAAGGCGCCGCAGATATTCTAAATGAGAATCTACGAAAAGAGCGCCTACTATTTACAACAGATTTTGATTTCATCAAAGATGCTGACGTGGTTGCTATTATGATTGGCACGCCAGTTGATGGCGAAGGTAACGCCAGACTAGATGACTTATTCAACTTTGTTGATGCTACTCTTATTCCTCGCATGAAGACAGGTCAGTTGATTGTTCTACGGTCTACTGTATCACCAGGAACAACAGAGGTTCTTCGCAAACACATTTCATATAAGCATGGATGGGCAGAAGGAGGCGATTATCATCTTGTATTCTGTCCTGAAAGAGTTGTTCAAGGTAAGTCTATGGTCGAAACATCTAAACTGCCACAGTTGATTGGCGCATTCAATCATCATTCATTTGATGTTGCTAAGGACTTTTTTAGCACATTCATCAAGAATGAAATATTTTATCTAACGCCAAGAGAAGCAGAAGTTGGTAAACTCATGACGAACATGTATCGTTATGTTACCTTTGCTTTCGCTAACGAGTTTTGGATGATCGGAGAGAAACATGGAATCAACATTGACAAAGTTATTGACGCATGTAACCACGATTATCCTCGTATGTCTGTACCACACCCTGGTCCTAATGTGGGTGGTCCTTGTCTTTTCAAAGATGGTAAGTTTCTTCTTTCTGACATTCCTTTTGGCGATCTTATCAATACTTCGTTCCTTATCAACGAAGGCATGCCGGATTATATCTTCAATCGGATCAGAGAAATCAATCCAAAGGTAGATAAGGTTCTTATTCTAGGTGCGACATTCAAGAAAGATTGCGACGATACAAGAAACAGTCTATCATTCAAGATGCGTAAGGTATGTAAGAAGCACGGTGTAGAAGCATATATGGATGATAAGTTTTACATCGATAGTCTAGCAAAGTTTCCAGATGCTATCAAGTTTGATGCTGTTATTGTTATGACACCTCATACAGGAACGGAAGTTGATTGGCCATTAGACCAGTTTAGAAAAGATTGTATCATTGCTGATATCTGGAAGATGTATCCAGAAAGCAAACTAAGTAATACGGGCATTTATAAAGTTGGAGATGTGCTATGAGCGATGAAATCAAAAAGGCAATAGAGTTTGCTGTTATGAAAACCCTTCGTGAAATTGGATTAGAACAGTTCAAAAAGACTTCCTTTTTCGTCGGTAGTAAAAAGAAAAAATATAAGAAAGGATTATAAAATGCGAGTTCTGGTTACAGGCAGTGAAGGTTCACTAATGCAGGCGGTCATTCCGCTACTACTAAAGAAGGGTCATGTTGTTTATGGTGTGGACAATCTAGCCCGATACGGCGAGCGCCTAGGTATTGCTGGTAATGATTATCAGTTCATCAAGTGTGACTTGACTGATGGTATTAGTGTTTTAAAACTATTTGAACAGGTGAAGCCTGATTATGTTATTCAGGCGGCTGCTACGATCTACGGAGTCGGCGGTTTCAATAAGTATTGTGGTGAGATGTATAAGGACATTTCTTTACATGATAACGTCCTTCGTGCCGCCGCCGCATATAGTGTATTGAAGGTTATCTATATTTCATCTTCTATGGTCTATGAGAACTGTCCACAAGATATCGCATATCCTGTAAAAGAAGATATTGTTGGAAACTATCCTGCGCCTTATACAGATTACGGACTCTCAAAGTTTGTTGGTGAAAGAGTATCCCATGCTTATCATAGACAGCATGGTCTAAAGTATACCATCTGGCGCCCATTCAACATCATTACACCATATGAAAAGAGTGAATCCGAAGAAGTTGGTATCTCACATGTCTTTGCTGATTACATCAAAAACATTGTGATTGAAAAGAAGAAGCCGCTACCTATCCTAGGTGATGGTTATCAGATTCGGTGCTTCACATGGATTGATGAAGTTGCCGCTGCTATTGCTGACTATTCTTTCTCCGAAAAGACTGATAACAAGACTTACAATCTAGGTAATCCAGAGCCAATCTCTATGCGTGTTCTGGCAGAGAAGATCAAAGACATTGCTGCTAAGGAGTTTATGCTTCTTGATGATTATTTCTTGCTTTATGAAACGATTGGTGATTATACAAATGATGTTCGTGTTCGTATTCCAGATTGTGAAAAGGCGAAAAATGAACTTGGTTGGGAAGCACGAATGAAAGTTGACGACTCTATTCGTATGTGTCTAAAGCATGTTGTATCATAAGGAGAATAAAATGAGTTATGTGTGGCCTCTAATGAAAGATACTATTACGTGGAACGATAAGTTGGCGATGATAAAGTTCATCCTTACAACAAAACAGTTCACAAATGGTCCTCGTGTTCGTGATTTTGAAAATGAATGGAGCAAGTGGTTAGGATGTAAGTATTCTCTTTATGTTAGCAGCGGAAGCACAGCAAATCTTCTTCTAATGGCTAGCGTAAAGGAACGATACAATTTAAAAGATGGAGACAAAGTTCTCGTTCCTTCTTGTACCTGGGTAACTAATATATCACCAGTTATTCAGTGTGGTTTTGAACCGATCTTTTGTGACGTTAATTCTACAAATTACTCTTTTGATCCAGATCATCTTATGGATATTGCACGTAAACACAATATCAAGGTTGTTTTCACATCACATCTTCTCGGTTATTCCGCTGACTTGGCTTTCTACAAAAAGATACTTCCGAACGCAATTTTCCTAGATGACGTTTGTGAGAGTCATGGTTGTTTGAATCCAGATGGATCAAAAGTTGGTTCGAACAGTATAGGTGCGACTTTTAGTTTTTATTTTGGTCATCACATGACAACCATTGAAGGTGGTTTTGTTTGTACCAATGATTATGAATTGTATTCCATTATGAAAGCAAAGAGAAGTCATGGACTAGCCCGTGAGTTACCTCCTCAAGATTTTGAAAAGGCAAAGAAGAATTATCCATATCTTCATCCTCAATTTTTGTTTATCACAGAAGGTTACAATGTTCGTAATCATGAAATTTGTGCAGTCCTTGGACTAAGTCAATTAAAACGTCTAGATAACATGATTGCGATTCGTCGTAAGAATGCTGCATTGTTCAATGATATACTGAGTAAATATTCGGATCATTTTTATATTCCTTCAAACTCTGATACTAATTCATCATTTTGCTTTCCTTTGTTGGCCAAAGATGATGATGTAGCTGATAGATTAAAGTCTAATCTAGTTGCTGCGGGTATCGAAACACGTCCTATAGTGAGCGGAAACTTATTAAAGCAGCCTTTTTTACGAAACTATAAGATACAGCCTAATGGAAAAGATTTTATTGATTTGATCCATAAGAATGGAATTTATGTCGGCAACAATCACTTTATTGGTACAAAAGAACTAAATCTATTAGATAAAGTCATAAGAGAATCTATATGAGCAAAGTGTTTGTAGTAACAGGTTGTAATGGATATATTGGCAGTCATATGTGCCATGAACTTGGCGCTATGTATAACGACTGCCACATCATCGGTATTGATAGAGTTGAAAAGAAACATCTAAGGCATCTTTATGATACTTTTTTGAACATTGATCTTGCTTTGGATTCATTCATGTTTCTCAAAGATAAATCAATAGATGCAGTGTTTCATTTTGCCGCTGACATATCAGTAGAGGAAAGTGAAAGAGAGCCGTGGAAATACTATTACAATAATGTAGTGGGTTCCATGAGGTTGATTGATAAAGCTAGATCACTAGGTGTAAAGAACTTCATCTTTTCATCAACTGCGGCTGTCTATGGTGAAAGAAAGGATGCTGCCTTCGGTCATCTAACAGAAGAAATGCCTATGCAGCCTCATTCGGTCTATGCTAAAACAAAAGCAATGGTCGAACAGATACTATCCGAAATTCCTGATATGAATACAGCCCGACTTCGGTACTTCAATGCCGCTGGTAGGGATGTAAAAGCCAATCTATATGAGGAACATGATCCAGAAACTCATTTGATTCCTCTACTAGCACGAAACAAAGAAGCAACGATTTATGGTGACGATTGGCCGACAAGAGATGGAACTTGTATCAGAGATTATGTCCATGTGAAAGATATTTGCCGAGCCCATACACTAGCCTACAGATATATGGAACAGAACAATGAAAGTGTGGTATTTAACGTTGGTAGTGGGAAAGGACATACTGTCAAGGAAGTTGTTGACAAGACGAATAAAATACTACATAATGGTGAAATGAAGGTAAATATCGCACCTCGTCGGGAAGGAGATGTGGCGTATCTCGTAGCGGATACGACTTCCATTCAGACCAAGTTGGATTTTACTCCACAATACACGTTGGATGATATACTGGAAAGTATGAAGAATGGATAAGTGGGAAAAACTAAAATCACTGATTGAGGCAGACTTGTCGTGGATGGTTCATTACTCCCATGACAAGAAGTTTGATAGAACGATGACCGAGAGATATCTCAACATGATGCGGAATTTGGAGCAGGAAGAAAATGAAAATGACAAAGACGAAACCAGAAAGTGATTTCATTTTTGTAAGACGTGAAAAGCCAAATTTCAATACTTCGGAACATACTATTATGTTTAGTATCGAAAGAAATAATGAAAAAACGGATTTGACAGATTTAGTTTATCTAACAACTCATGCTAATGGCGTAGAGGAATGGGTTCATAAAGATACTTATCAATTTTACTATGACCTTATGCATAAGCATGATAATATAAAAGAATGGGTGGGATCCGAAGATCATAAAGATTTTTTGGAAGGATTATCATAATGAAATACACAGCACCAGTAGAATCGTCAACGTTTCTTCTTCGTGACGTTCTAAAGTTCGACAATGAACTTACAGAGCCGATTCTAACCGAAGCAGCAAAACTATGCGAAGAAGTTATTGCTCCTACTAATCAAGCAGGAGATTATGGATGTCAACATCATCAATATGTGGCAGAAAAATACTTCGTTCTTGTTCCAGAAGAGTTCCATGAACCTTGGAAGAAATTCAAAGAAGGTGGTTGGCTTGGTTTATCGGTTCCTGAACAATATGGTGGCCAAGGTCTACCCTATACACTTGCGGCTGCGGTCAACGAGTTTGTATCCTCGTCTAACATGGCTTTCTCTCTTTTTCCTGGCCTTACTCGTGGAAATATTCAAGCACTCCTAGAAGTTGGTTCCGAATATCAGAAAGCAGAGTTCATTCCTAAGATGGTATCTGGTAAATGGACAGGCACCATGAACCTGACAGAACCACATTGTGGAACTGACCTTGGTTTGATTAGAACTAAGGCTGTCCAGGACGATGCTGCCGGTGGATATAGAATCACAGGACAAAAGATTTTCATTTCGTGTGGCGAGCATGATCTAGCAGATAACATTGTTCATCTTGTTCTGGCACGTATTGAAGATGATCCAGAAGGCGTCAAGGGCATTAGCATGTTTCTTGTGCCGAAGTTTTGGATGGACGGTGACGAGAAGATTCGTAACAATGTCTCTTGTGGTTCTATTGAAGAAAAGATGGGCATTCATGGTTCACCTACTTGCGTTATGAACTATGATGGTGCTATCGGTATTCTTGTGGGCGAACGCTGCAAAGGTCTAAATGCCATGTTCATTATGATGAATGAGGCACGTCTCGGTGTTGCTGTTCAAGGTCTATCACAATCGGAGTTGGCTTATCAAAATGCTCTTGCTTATGCCAAAGATCGTATTCAGAGTGCCAAGATTACAGATCCCAAAGGTAAGTCTGTTGCTATCATAGAACATCCTGACGTTCGCCGTATGCTTATGGATATCAAATGTATCAATGAGGCTGGACGACTTCTTGTTCTAGAAGCGGCAATGCTTTGCGATGATAAATCACAAGAAGCACAGGATCGTCTTGGTCTACTAACTCCAGTTCTCAAAGGTGTTCTAACGGATTATGGTTTTGAGAATGCTGTAAAAGCGCAACAGGTCTTCGGTGGTCATGGATACATCAAAGAGTGGGGTATGGAACAGATTGTTCGTGACGCTCGTATCTGCCAAATCTATGAAGGTGCCAATGGTATTCAGGCACTAGACTTGGTTGGTCGTAAGTTGCCAAAGGATATGGGTCGTGCTATTATGACTTTCTTCAATGACAGTGAAGCATTCTTGACCAGTTCTTATGACAAGGACATCAATTCAATAGTTCAGCCAGTTACAACTTCTCTAAATGAATTGAAACAGGCCACAGAATGGCTGGTTGCTAATGGTTTGATTAACCCAAACAATGCCGGTTCTGCATCTTATGACTATATGAAGATGTTTGGTCTTGTGTTACTTGGTATGGCGCATATTCGTATCTGCCTTGCTACTGACGATAAGGACAGACACAATACCGCAGAATACTTTATGAACCGTATTATTCGTGAAACAAACTTTTTGTTATATCGTATTCGTTGCGGTTCACAGTCGATGATGAAGGCGGAGTTATAATATGAGTAAATCTTGTGATTTTACTATGGTGAGACAAGTAATTGACGAAGATGGAACGGGTTGGGGATTCCAATTCTATAAGAAATCTGCCTTACCTGACCTAACAGGTTATGTTTGTTTAGGTGTTCGCAAAGATGGTATGGAAGAATGGGTGCCTGAACGGCAATACAAAGGTTGGAAAATAATCTTTGATAAAAATCACGGAAATTCTGATGAAGGCTGATCTGTAATGTTTTATATTCTTTACATCATAGACAATGAAGGTACAGGATATTTTATGCGTAAGTTTGTAAAAAGACAAAGAGATATAAATCCAGCAACATCATATTGGATGGTACCAGGAACATACGAACTATGAAAAAGATAACAGAACATGTTTACGCTACAGATGATGAAAAATATTTGTCCGCTAGAATACTAGAAGGCGGTTATATCATAGTCGCAAAACAAACATCGAAATATGATGCTGCTACTGTCGCCGCTAGATTTCAAACCTTAGAAGAAGCGAAAGATTGGATTATAAAATATGAAACTGAAACCTTGTCCATTTTGTGGAAATGACGCATTGATAGAGCGATATGGTAATACCAGACAATCTACCAAATATTCTTGTACCTATTGTGGTTGTAGATTAGAAACTGGTGAAACGTTCGATCATGGTGCCGCCTGGAACATAAGAGAGAATTATAGTGACGAATCTATAGAAAATTATGAACGATTTCTTGATGCCGCCCACAAACGATGGGGACGTATTACTATAGATGCGAGTATCGCTAGAACGATGGCTGATTGGATAGAGAAAGGAGAAAATCTGGATCTGGTTGTAAAATGTGTTCGTGATTTGTGTGATTTAGTTGAATGTGAAGAGAAACAGACTGATGACAGAATACTATTATCCTAATGAAGTCAAAATCGTTGTAGAGAATGGTAAGCGAGTTGCTTATCTTAAGGATAACTGGCGAGAGATTAGAGAAAAGAATGAACGCAAAACATCACCAGCGGTGTTGCGTGATACCAAAGTTCCCTGGTCTTTCTGGAAGCCGCCGAACTACTATTGGGGAGCATAAGACGATTTTACAGAATGAAAAACGTCCTTGAATGGAAAGAGACTAATGAGTGAAAAAATATTCTTTGTAACGAGAGACCATGAAGCTGGACCCGGAGAATGGTGCCTTCGATCCACCAGAGTAAGTGGATGGAAGGAACACATAGGACCAAGGACATATGCAATTCTTATTTCTATGATTCTGAACAATAAAGATAAGTATCCAGAACTTGAATCTTTGTTATCTGGTATAGCATATTCTGAACATGTAAATTTTATACACAAAGATGATATTCCACCACGCAAAGTTCAAGAAGAACTTATCAACGCTATCAACAATATAATTGAGACAAAAGGGACTAAAGATGTATGATGAAATCTTTGATGATAATCTCAATGGTGGTATTCCCCACGGTTGCTAGTGCGGCAAATAGTTTCGCACAGCCATATCATTCTTTGAGCGATGGTTCTCCTTCTTCTACTCCAGCCTATTCATGGAGCAATCCTGGTTGGAGTGAAGGAGCGACTTCTGGATACAATACTGGATATGGTATCGCTAGAAGCACGGCAGGAAGCGCCGCTGCACCTGGACCCACTCTGCCAGGAAGAATGTTTCAAGAAGAAGTTATAGAGTGACGAAAATTGATAGCAGATTGTCTAGGATTGACTGTTTTCCATCGGCAATCTGTGTCATACTATTGTCAAGTGATCAATGAGGATCACTAAATACTTGACCAGGTATCCTATCCTGGATACTGGTCAGTAATCAAAAATAGGAGTGATTATATGAGCGTTGTAAATCGATCAGCTTCGGCTGTGGCTACCGGCGTTGATAGACAGGTCGTTGACCTAAGAGGCATGTGGATCGGCTTAGCCCTTCTAAATGTTTTCTACCTAATTGTCCGCATCTATGAACAGGTATTCGGCTGGAGAGCTGGACTTGATTCATTCGCACCAGAGTTCCAGACATACTGGATGTCCATCCTCTGGACAGAAATCCCACTAGAACTAGTTTCAGGTCTTGGTCTTGCAGGTTATCTTTGGAAGACTAGAACCCGCACATGGGCCGCAGTAACTCCACGTGAGGAAATGCGTCGTCTAGTTGTTCTGGTACAGTGGTTGGTTGTTTATGCTGTTGCTATCTATTGGGGAGCAAGTTTCTTCACCGAACAGGATGGTACATGGCATATGACAGTCATTCGTGATACGGACTTCACTCCGTCTCATATCATTGAGTTCTACATGAGTTATCCAATCTATTCAATCATCGCAGTTGGTGCGTTCTTCTATGCTCGCACTCGTATCCCTTACTTCGCACAGGGATATAGCCTTGCGTTCCTGATTGTTGCTATTGGTCCATTCATGATTATTCCAAACGTTGGACTCAATGAGTGGGGTCATACATTCTGGTTTATGGAAGAGCTATTTGTGGCACCGCTACATTGGGGCTTCGTATTCTTTGGATGGATGGCACTAGGTGTCTTTGGTGTTGTGCTACAGATCCTAGGACGTGTTCATTCTCTAGTTGGTAAGGAAGGCGTCGCTCTCCTAACCGAGTAAGGTAAATGTAAACGAATGTAAACTGGGGTGCGACGTTTTGTCGCACCCTTTTTGCTTGACATAAGGGTTTCTTTATGCTATATTGATCCTAACGATGAAAGGATCCTAAATGTCTATATTTGAATGCACCGTAGAATTGACGAAATCCGAGTATGACAACAATAAAAATTTCCATGTTTTTCTTGAAGATGAACAAAAAGACAACTACTTAAATCTTCATTCTTTTGATACCGAAGAAGATGCCCATCATTATATGAATGCCTTGCTTGCTTCTAATTTTTTCGATCCCAATCGATATTGCCTTTATGTTCAAGAAGTCTATTATGACGAAGTTTTTGATATGTGCAAGCGTTGACAAAATCATCTCCTTCTGATATAATCCCTAAAATAGTAATGGAGATTTCTATGCCGCTTCTTCCCGTCTATTATACCACGACCAATCTTCGCAAGCGCAAGCAGACCAAACATGACCGTTCCGAGCATGATGCGTGGTTGGTAAAGATGGGTGTTTCGCCCAAGCAGATTAAAGCAAAGAAGACTGCTAACAAGTCTTGGAAATCTGATTATTCTAATTCATTGCAGGTAGATCGTTCTACCAAACACCACGAAAAATCTTTACAAGAGGTGTGTAACGCACCTGCAAATGCCACGGCCAATCGTTCCGTGATGGCTAATCTACATAAAGAAAACGAAGAAACTCGCAAGGCTATTCTTGATAAAGCCAAGCGTGTTATGCCGCTCTATAACAAGGGCGGGCTTCAGGTTCTGACCGAATCCGATGACCTCAAAGCACTAAACAAGGTGGTAAGATGACCTATACAACAGTGATCAAGTGTAAAATTATCAAACCATATGTTGAACGTTCGCCGTATAGCGAATTTACATGGCACGTATATAATGTAAGTGAAGGATATATCGTGGCCTCTACCTATAGTAAGATTATGGCGGAAACCATTCTCTTTGCTATGAAAGATAGTGGTTATTATCCTGATGAATATGCCATTACCGAAACTTGGAAAGCACCGGAGCCATTGGTATAATGACAAAACTATCTAATGAGGAAGTAATCCAAAAGTTGCGTGATGTTGCGGTGGAAGAACCTTTGCAGGGTTTGATACAGGACGCCGCTGACCGTATGGAACTTATGAGTAAGTTTCTTCGACATAACGTCCTTCCTATGAAACTTGAGGGGGTCTTTTTCATTTGCGGTGAAAGCGGTGAGAAAGATAGAAATGGTATTCCTGAACGAATATTCATTTGTCCAGCATATGGTTCGGATGTGACATATACTTTCAGTCGTGGTAAATCCTCAGCACCGGAGTGGTAAGATGATTTGTTTCAATGAACCTTATAGAGAGGGTCGACCTCTGGTATATCGCCGTCATTCTAATATGACATGGCTCCGCCCATATAATGAAATGATTGTCGGCACATGGTCGGTTCATATCAGACTGGTCAATCAAAGAATGCGTCCTAAGAAGAGGTCTAAATAAATGGGTGAGTATTCATCAATTGGCGAACTAGCAATAAACTGGATCTTTTGGTTTGTTCTAGGCACCTCTGTTTCATTCATTGTAATGGCAGTATTGGATAAGTTCTATGACCCAAACAAAGATTAAAGACGCATTAAAAATTGTAAATAAAATTCACGAAGAAACGCTAAAGACGCTTGCGGAAAGTGAACGCAAGGAGCGTGATCGTAAGTTTATGTTGGAGATGGCAGAAGATGTATGGCAAAAATGCAAAGGTATACCCATTCCCAAAGACTACTCGGAGGAGGATCGTTTGTCAATATTTGAGCGATACTACCACCGAGCCGTTGCCAAGTCGCAAGGTGAATGATAAGATTTATTGGCCCACAATGTTAGGCATTGTCATTGGTTTGGCATATGTTTCTATATTGTTTTTTCTATAAGGAGTTACTATGAAAGAGTTGGTCTTTGCTATCATAAGCATTTGTCTAAATACTGGTGAATGCGAAACCCATCAAATGAAGGTAGAACCTCGTGTTTGCCAGTTGCATTCTGTCAAGGCTCAAGTTCCTATGGGTGGTGACTGGAAGGATGCTACAGTAAAGTTCAAATGCTAAAAGGAGAAATGTATGCTAGAAGTAAAGACAACGGTTAGTATTGGCGCCATCACAGAGGCTTATTGCCTACTAACTTCTTATCTTCGTGAGGAAGGTAAAGTTCGTTCCTCCTATGATAGCGATAAACTACAGAAGGCAGTATTGTTTCTCGCCGAGATTATAAAAGAAGGTGAGTTTGGTATAAATAAGATTTCTATCAATGAAGATATTCCTGACCATGACGGTACAGGCTTAGCGTAAGAGAAGGTGATTATTATGAAGAAGATTTTGGTTGTTACTGCACTACTATTCAGCACGGCTGCAATGGCCGATCCATACGGCACTTATTACAATCCCGTTCAGGATCCACCGTTCACTGGTGACTGGTCAGTTCCTGTTCATCGTGGCATGTATTGTGTCCAGGGAACTTGGCATCGTGGTTGGCTTCGTCCTTGGGAAGGTTCTATCGTTATCAAGCCCTCTTGTGGCACCGCAGTCTACCAGATTCCAGGCTAAATAGTTTAGTGCCCCTATGGCAGAGTGGTTATGCGGTCGTCTCTAAAACGACTTTACGTGGGTTCAAGTCCTACTAGGGGCACCATTCAACAAAAGGAGAATAATATGAAAGAAGTTTTTATGTAGGTTGCTAGATCACCACCCTTGTTTCCTAATTCACATTATGAACCAGTTATTAGAAAGGAAACAAAATGAGTATTGAACTAAAGATTAAATCAAAGCACCTCGGACTAGAAGCAAAAGTTATCAAGCACGAGGAACGTAAACTCAAAAAGCAAATTCGCTGGATGTCCAGTCGTCAGGCTCTTCCGCTGAATCTTGTGTATAAGTATCAGTCTATTCATAATCACCGTGTATGGGATGTTCGGAACGAAAATCGTGCCACATTTCTTGCCCGTGCTTATCTTGCCGGCAAACCTTATCGGTCTGTTGAGAATAAGCGTAAGGACGAATCAGTATTCAATGATTGGATTCTGCCTAGAGTGTTTGAAATGGTGAACAAGTATGGTCCTAAGGAGAATACAATCTATAAAGGTTTTAGGGAACCATATAAAGGTGCAAATCATAAAGTTCATTGCTACGATAAAGAACAGCTTGAAGCGTTTATGAATAAACTAAAAGAGTGGGCTAAACTTGACTAAACTCTAAATAGAAGTGGACCCTCGGGTCTACTTTCGAAAGGAGAATATGATGTTTCCATATAAAACATATCTAATGGCTCTAGTTGTATCTGTTCTACCATGGGTAACCGAAAAACTCGGCATGGTCGATTGGAATGGATTGCTACTAGGTTGGGGCGTGCCAGAAAACATGGTCGTTCCAGCAGCAACCGCAGTTAGCGGTGTTATCATGATTGTAATGCGTTTCATTACACAGGTAACAACCGTTCATACTGCTCTATTGACAGAGCCACCAAAAGAATAAAGAATTGGGCGGATTTACTCCGCCCTTTTCACTCTAGCGTCAGCGTCTTTCAGAAACTTACGAATACTTTCTATGGAGCTTTTACATGTCAAATTGTTCTTATGTAATTGAACAATCAACTTGGCAACCTGACTGTCCGTCAGAGTGTTCCAGTTCGGAAAATGTTTCACAACAGGACAGTAATACATTGCCTCGTCAGGATGCACAACCATATGACGATATGATTTCACAACCTGCTTCGTGTCATTACAAGAAGCCAGTAGTATTACTGCTACCAATAGAATAATCTTTTTCATTTCATTTCTCCAAGAGACTTGATAGTGTCTTTCAATATCTGTGAGGACTCTTTGTCACGACCAGCACCAACATGCTTATCAATTTGTGTATTGATTGCCTCTAGTTTCTTTTCTAGTTCCTTGTTCTCCAGAAGAAGTTCATTGATTCGTTCCGACCTTGTTCTATACAGGTCTTCCACTTCACCGATATATCTATCACGATCCTTTACGGTTTGTTCCAACTGTTTGATGTTATACTGTTGGAGAGCTATTTGTTTTTCCTGATCAACAATCTGCCTGTGTTTGGAATACATACCGCCAACAAGTCCAAAAACAAGAACCAAAATGGAAATCCACTTCAAAGCACCTGATGTAATTAGTGATAAAAGAATTGTGGGCATCTTGACACCTCCGAGCGTCCTGCTATACTATATATCTATGCGAGGAAAGAAATGATTCTATGTTCCTGTAACGCTCTATCATCCAACACAATCAAACAAATTCTAACCAATCACGAAGGAGATGTTCCTTCTGTCCAACAGATTATGGAGAAACACGGTTGTTCCGTAGTTTGTGCGACTTGTGCCCATACCATCAAAGTTGAGATAAGGAAACATTATGAAAACGTATCAATACTACGAACAGAATGTTGATGAACCTATAACAATCACCGATCAACAAATTCTATACGACTATTGGAATTATTGGGAATGTAAGATGGTTCAAAAGTTTGGTGATGGTGATCCGAGAATCAATCACGAAAATTGTATTCAAGATTGGATCACAACTCATGGAGCATGGGAGAAAAAAGTATGATGAAAAAATATAAAATTTGTGCTGAACCCGATTCTTTTAGAGCAGGAAAACTTTACTGGAAAGTTTGTGTTCGTGAATGGGTTCTTATCTTTCCTAGTTGGAGATGGATTGCAACGTATAATTCAAGAGAAGATGCTTTGAAGTCTGTCAATGAACTTATTGAAGCAGGAAAGGCTATTTACAAATGAGAGTAAAAATCGGGCCGTATAAGAATTGGTATGGACCATATCAGATTGCTGAATGGGTTACATTTCTAAACGACGACCAGAAGGATAGACTAGGTGATTGGCTAGCCCAGACTTGGCTTACCAATATCTGCGACTGGATTTATAAAATTCGTGGTGAACGCACCATTAAGGTTCGTATTGATCCATATGATACTTGGAATATGGACAATACTCTTGCCCACATCATTCTACCTATGCTCAAGCAGCTAAGAGATACCAAGCATGGTTCTCCTATGGTTGATGACGAGGATCTTCCTCCACATATGCGTTATAGTGATCCCAAGGTTGATGAAAATGGTTGGGATATGGGTGACAACTGGGTTCACTATAAGTGGGAATGGGTTCTCAATGAAATGATTTGGACATTTGAGCAGGAACTTATTCCTTATGAAAACTGGCAGGAACAGTTCTATCATGGCACTCCTAATTATGTAGAAATTCCAGTGCCTTGTGAAGAAGATGGATTTAAAATACATCGACACGTAGATGCCTCTAAGGATTGTTTCAAACTAGAACAAACTAATCCTGATTATTGGGTTGACTATGAAGGCATGAAGCGTTATAATGAACGCATTCAGAACGGCTTCCGACTATTCGGAAAGTATTATCAGAACCTGTGGGACTAAGGAGAATATGGTATGCACATTCTAGAAAGATATTATCTTGTTGATGATAATGGTAACGAACATGAATTGAAATGTAAGGTTCAGACAGATATTGCTATGTTGAGAGAAGAAACGAATCATACTGCAAATAAAGAATTGCTAAAAATTAGAAACAACGAGTTGTTAGCTGAATTGTCATTGATGGGTGTTCAGTAAAAGGAGAATAACATGGTACCTTCAAGTGAAAGCAACATGCACGTCCTAGAGACTGCATTCAAGCAGCGTGCCTTTGATGGCAAGTGGGAACGAATTGTCAAGATTATGGATCTTGATAACTCTTATTCATTCGTGAATGAGAATGGTAATCGCACTACTCTAATTCCAGAGAAGTGGGTAACGGTCGGTGTTTACGACCTTTTGATGGAGATTGTTGACTAATGGCTAAGACAGAAAATCTAAAACTTGTTCACATGATGACTGGCGAGGAGTTCATTGGAGAACTTATCAGCGAGACAGAGACCACTATCACGGTAAAGAATCCGGTTCGCATCGTTGTTATTCCAACTGCGGATCAGAACAATCCAAAGGTGGCATTCGGTCCTTATACACAGTGGACTGACGATAAACACTTGACAATCAATCGTCATCATGTTACATATATCGCTGCACCAATCAATGAGTTTGTCAATCAGTATACCTCTATGTTTGGTGGTCTAGTCCTTCCAAGATCAGAGATTATTAAGCCTTAATGAAAAAACTTTATACGAGCGTTGAGGTATGGGGTGGCAAAATCCTATACCGTGGAATCGAAAACGGTCGTCGTGTGCGACACAAGGTGGATTACAACCCCACCTTGTTCGTCGCTGCGAATAAGCCTATCAAGTATACCACCATTTACGGTGAGTATGTCGCACCTATAAAACCAGGCAACATCCGAGAGTGCCGAGATTTCGTAAAACAGTATGAAGGTGTGGATAACTTCAAGGTTTATGGCAATCAGAAATATCATTATTGTTTCATCGCCGACGAGTTTCCTGGTACGATTGACTGGGACGCCTCGCAAATCCGTATAGCCAATATCGATATCGAAGTTGGCTCCGAGAATGGCTTTCCAGAACCAGAACTCGCCAATGAACCGTTGACAGCAATCACGGTATTGGTTGATGGCGTCTTCCATACATTTGGAACAGGTCCATATAACACCAAGCGCCATGATGTGGTGTATTATAGATGTGCCGACGAGTTTCAACTTGTTAGCATGTTTCTTGGCTGGTGGCAACAGGATCATCCGGATATCATTACAGGTTGGAACGTAGAACAGTTCGATATTCCTTATCTTGTAAATCGTATTTCTAAACTGTATGGTGATGAAGTAAAGAAACTTTCGCCATGGAACGTTATCAATGCCAAGACACTGGATCTTGGCATGAATCGTAAGGGACAGGGTTATTCCATTCTTGGTGTGGCTACTCTGGACCTAATGGCACTATATAAGAAATATGCTCCTGATGGCAAATCGCAAGAAAGCTATCGTCTAGACAACATTGCGAATGTTGAGCTAGGTGAGCGTAAACTATCATATGAAGAATTTGGTTCACTTCATAATCTCTACAAGGAAGATTATCAGAAGTTCATTGACTATAACATCAAAGACGTTGATCTTGTGAACCGACTTGATGAAAAGCACAAGTTTATTGAACTTGCTCTAACTCTTTCATATGATAACAAATGTAACTACGAGGACGTGTTCGCACAAGTCCGTATGTGGGACGTTATTTGCTTTAATCATTTGAAGGCGAAAAACGTGGTCGTCCCTCCTATTGAAAGACACGAAAAGGAGGCTGCCTATGTTGGCGCTTATGTTAAAGACCCTATTACTGGTTTCCATGATTGGGTGGCTAGTTTTGATGTTAACTCAGAGTATCCGTCTGTTATTATGGGGACCAATATCTCTCCTGAGACGATTATCGAACCTAGTGCTTATAGCGATTGTATGCGGTCTATTATATCCGCTAATGTCACTGTTGATGGCCTTCTTAATAAGTCTATTGATACATCATGTCTAAAGGAAGAGAACGTTTGTTTGGCTGCTAACGGTCAGTTCTATCGCCGTGACAAGCAAGGCTTCATGGCTGAAATGGTTGAAAAGATGTTCGCTGATCGTAAGATATACAAGAAGGCAATGTTGGATGCACAAGCACAATATGAAAATGAAATCGACGAAGCAAAGAAGAAAGAACTTAAAAAGACCATTGCAAAATACAACAACCTGCAACTCTCCAAAAAAGTATCGCTCAACTCGCTATACGGTGCGATGGGTTCACAGTATTTTCGGTTTTTCGATTTACGAAATGCGATTGCAATCACGACTACGAGCCAATTGTCAATACGCTGGATCGAAAGATCACTTAATAACTATCTCAACAAACTACTGAAAACGGAGAGCGATTATGTTATTGCAGTCGATACTGATTCAGTTTACCTTGCACTTAAGGATGTGGTATGCCAGACGTTGCGTGGCGATGTTAAGGATACTGCAAAAGCCATCGCTTTCATGGACAGAGTATGCGAAAGTAAATTGCAACCTGTTATTGATAAGGCTTGCGGAGAGCTTGGCGAATACACTAACGTCTTTCAGCAAAAGATTGTCATGAAGCGAGAGGTCTTGGCAGACAAAGCAATCTGGACTGCCAAGAAGCGATACATTCTAAATGTCCATAACTCCGAGGGTGTGCAGTATGCCAAACCCAAGAAGAAGGTTATGGGTCTAGAGATGATTAAGTCATCGACACCGACCGCATGTAGAGACAAACTAAGAGAATCCATTGATGTTATCTTTGACGCAAATGAAGAAGCTATCCAAACTTTCATTCAAACTTTCCGTAGTGAATTTGAAACTCTGCCTTTGGCGGACATTGCATTTCCTCGTGGCGTCAATGGACTGGATAAGTATTCAGACAAGAAAAGCATATATGGATCCGGTTGTCCTATCCATGTTCGTGGTTCTCTCATATACAATCACTTTCTATCTACTCATAAACTTACTAATAAGTATCAACTAATCAAAGGTGGTGAGAAGATCAAGTTTGTGTTTCTGAAAGAACCAAACACAGTGCAATCAAATGTGATTGCATTTCCACAAGGAGATATACCTAAAGAGTTTGACTTACACAAGTATATCGACTATAATACGCAATTCGAGAAATCGTTCCTCGAACCACTCAAGATCATTTTGGATGCTATTGATTGGAAAACAGAACGAACATCAAGTTTGGAGGACTTCTTTTCATGACAGAAGACAATAGGTATTCGCCGGGTAAACTTTATGAGTTCAAGCCTGACGAAAAGATCACATCCGAAAATATGGTGGAACTTTGTAATGTCATCCGTATTGGCGTAGGTGGTCATGTTCTAAAGGAAATGAGTGAGGAGTTACAAAACTATTTCAAAGAAGTAGCGTAACGAGATTGTTGCCTACTAACTGACAAAAAGGAGATTCTATATGTCAGATATTTTTAGTAATCTATTATCAGAAATCGATAACGAGTATGCAGGCATTGTTGATGATGGTGTTGCCGCTGGTGATGTGTCAGGATTCATTGGCACAGGCAGCTATGCTATGAATGCCTTGCTATCTGGTTCAATCTATGGAGGTCTACCACAGAACAAGGTTACAGCATTTGCTGGTGAGCCTTCTGTTGGTAAGACCTTTTACGCATTGAATGTGGTAAAGCAGTTTCTAGAGGACAACGCAAATGGCTTTGTATTTTACTTTGAGTCCGAGTCCGCTATCTCCAGACAATTCATTGTTGATCGTGGCATTGACGCAAGGCGTGTTGGCATTGTTCCTGTGGCTACTGTGCAGGAGTTTAGAACGCAGGCAGTAAAGATTCTGGACAAGTATCTTGATGGCAAAGAAAAGCCACCGATGCTTTTTGTTCTGGATTCTCTTGGCAATCTTTCTACAGATAAAGAAATGGCAGATATTGCTGACGGTAAAGACACAAGAGACATGACCAGAGCCCAATTGGTTCGAGGTGCCTTCCGTGTTCTTACATTGAAACTCGGTAAGGCTAAGGTTCCACTAATCGTCACCAATCACGTTTATGATGTTGTTGGATCTTATGTGCCAATGAAGAAGATGGGTGGTGGTTCTGGTCTAGAGTATGCCGCATCTACAATTATCTTCCTATCAAAGAAGAAAGATAAGGCACTAGACGATGACAATGGCAGAACTGGTGCAGTTATTACCGCACATCTAAAGAAGTCTCGTATGACTATTGAAGATAAGAAAGTTGAGACTTGGCTAAACTATCAGGCAGGTCTAGACAAGTATTATGGTCTGCTTGATTTGGCAGAACGCTATGGCATCGTCAAGAAGATTTCAAACAAGTATGAGTTTCCTGATGGATCAAAGGCATTCGAAAGCCAGATCAAGAAGAACCCAGAGAAGTTCTTTACACCTGAAATACTAGATGCTATCAATGAAGGTTGTCAGGCAGATTTCATGTATGGCAAATATAATGTAGAAGTGGAGACAGAAGATGGAAATGGGAACTGACTTTCGATTTAGAGATGACCTTTTTGACGAAAAACAAGAAGGTTCTACATGCCCAATTGAATTAATGCTTGACCCATTCGCTGGAGTGTGCTATCGTTATACAGTTGTCAAATTCAAGATGGAAGAAGATGGCACGCCGAAACTCCAATATGATTATGAGATTATCAAGACAAACGATTTGTCAATGATGACCTTGCGAAAGAATGAGAAGTTCAATACTGTATTAGGTCTAATTCTCAATACACTGTTATTGGATGCATCGGAAGCAGAGAATGGGATGAACATTGAGACTCGAACAAACGATACTGAAAAATCTAATCAAGAATGAGTCCTTTACGAGGAAGGTTCTACCCTTCCTCAAAGAGGATTATTTCTCTAATGGTGAAGATCGGCTACTTTTCAAAGAAGTGGCCGACTTCATTCTCAAGTATAATCAGCAACCAACTTTTGATGCATTGTCCATTGAGGTGGACAATATTCGTGGTTCGACTGACGATACTGTAAAGAATATCCAAGAGACACTAAAACAACTCAAAGATGATACAAATCAAACAAACGAAGATTGGCTTTTGGACAACACCGAAAAGTTTTGTCAAGAGAAAGCAATCTACAATGCCATTACACAATCACTGGAGATTATGAATGGGAAGGGAAAACTATCTAAGGGCGCTATACCTACTTTGTTGTCTGACGCTCTGGCTATATCTTTCGATCCGAATGTTGGTCACGATTATCTTGAAAATGCTGTAGAACGATATGAACATTATCACCGTGTGGAAGAACGCTTGCGGTTTGATTTGGATTTATTCAATAAGATTACAAAGAATGGCGTTCCGAGAAAAACTCTCAATGTTGTTATGGGTGGTGTCGGCGGTGGTAAATCTCTTACTCTTTGTCATTTTTCTGCTAGTTATCTTGCTATGGGCAAGAACGTTCTTTATATCACATTAGAGTTGGCCGAAGAAGAAGTTGCCAAGCGTATCGACGCCAATCTAATGAACATTACATTTGATGATTTACAAGCATTACCAAAAGATTTGTATGATAAGAGAATTGATACACTAAAGCAAAAGACAAACGGTAAACTGATTATCAAAGAGTATGCCACGGCAACGGCATCAACTATCCACTTTCGTTCCTTGTTGAACGAACTAAACCTCAAGAAAGGATTCGTACCAGATGTTATCATGGTCGACTATCTCAATATTTGTGCGTCATCCCGTATCAAGCCTGGTAATGGTGTTAATAGTTATACCTACGTTAAAGCGATTGCCGAAGAGCTTCGAGGTCTAGCGGTAGAGTTCAATGTTCCAATCTGGTCTGCCACACAGTTGACCAGAAGCGGATACACAAGTTCTGATCCAGGTATGGAAGATACTTCCGAGTCATTCGGTCTTCCCGCTACGGCCGACTTCTTCTTTGCTCTTGTCGTAACGGAACAACTGTCACAACTAAATCAGATTATGGTGAAGCAGCTAAAGAACCGATACAATGATCCAGGCATAAACAAAAGATTTGTGATAGGGGTTGACAGAGCAAGAATGAAACTATATGATGTTGAAGCATCGGCACAAGACTTGGCGGACTCTGGACAGGAAGAACCAGAGAGACCAGTTTTTGATAGAAGCAAGACAGACAAAACCAGCAAGTTTAGAGGACTAAAGGTATGAGCCGACATTATACATATTACCATGAGTTCAATGAAAACGAAGAACTGATTTGGTATGTCTTTGAAAAGGCAACCGCACAGGTTGTTGCGGAGTTTTTCTTTGAGGACGATGCCAAGGAATGGAGTAACTTCTGGTCGAACGGCGGAGGCTTTGCTGGATTCACTCCAAGATTTGTCTTGACAAAGGTCTCCAAAGGTGATATAAATGAGGCATTCTTGGCAGAGTTTGCGGAATAGATTCCAAAAAAGTGAAAAAAAAAATCAAAAAAAGTTCTTGACTTTCCGTTTTGTGTGCTATATACTATTCAGACAATAGAGATTTGGTTCCATAGCTCAACAGGATAGAGCAACCGCCTTCTAAGCGGTAGGTTGAAGGTTCGAATCCTTCTGGGACCGCCATTTTATGGGGGTGGGTGTAAGACACAAGAGGGACTTATAAACCCTTTAGCGGCCGATTACCGTTCTCGACCAGGAGCGTTACCTGGCACCCCTACCAACTTTGGAGCATGTGATGGAAAAGTTTGAGTTGCTTCTACAGTGTTATAGGTCTGGACAGATGTCCGAGAAGCAATGGCAAGATCATTTGCGAAACGATGAAGGTCTTGTCGAGTGGTATGTAAACATTCTACAAAATCAATAGACTAAGGGTGCGTCAAACTGTCGCATCAGATTTTTGAAAAAAGTTCTTGACCCAAGCGATTCCTTGTGGTATGGTATGCGAACAGTGAGACGAGAGGGTAGAAGTCAAGGACACGGTGCGACAACCTGACGCACTTTTTTTCGAAAAAAGTTCTTGACTATGCGTTTTGTGTGCTATATAGTATGCGAACGATGACAGAAACGAGGTACGGATGAAAGACGAAACCGTAAAGCGTGACTACTACTGGGTGGTAGAGGCATCCGATCCTAACGGTCGGATTAACTACCGCAAAGAGTATCATAATAAAGACGGCTCGGCATTCCGAGATTATGCTCGCTTGAAGGCAACTGGCGCTGTATCTATTCAGCGTAAGTTCAAGGAGTATAAGATTGCCTAGCTACCGCTGTTTGACATTGTGAATAGGGTTATAACTGAGGTGCCGTGCCCGGAACTGGTTACGGGGCGGTCTGCAAAACCGTTTTATGTGGGTTCGAGTCCCATCGGCACCTCCAATTACTTTATTGATGGGTGCATCCTTATAAGCCTAAAGATATGGCCTTGAACCATATACGCTTAGGGTGCATCTCTCAATAGAGTAATATTCGGCGATAGCAATCCTGGTGATCGCACTCGGCTGTTAACCGAGATGAAGGTTGGTTCGAGTCCAACTCGCCGAGCCAATACCGCCCATTCGTCTAGTGGCTAGGACGCCTGCCTTTCAAGCAGGAAAAAGGGGATCGAAACCCCTATGGGTGACCAATTATGGACCGATAGCTCAGTTGGTAGAGCAGGGGACTCTTAATCCCTTTGTCGTGGGTTCGAATCCCTCTCGGTCTACCATTTGGAACATAACAACAGGACGCTGACTCTGCGAAGTAAGATATCGGGTTGATCTCCGAGAAGGTATGGAGAGTGTTATGTTCCTACTTTATTTTGGATCCGTAGCACAATAGGTGGTGCAAGGGACTTTTAATCCCAAGGCTGTCGGTTCGAGCCCGACCGGATCCTCCAATAGTCGAGCGAAAGCGGTTAAGTTCATAACGACTCAAAATAAGTATGAATGAGAGTTAGACTAAGTTTTCTTCATTTCAGTGAAGAAAAGACTGGGTCGATGGGAAGTCTCTTTCACTAGGATCAAACTTCCCACTAAGTTTTTTGATGGTCTGACCGGATCATCCAATTGCGGGTGTAGCTCAATGGTAGAGCCATAGTCTTCCAAACTAAAGACGAGGGTTCGATTCCCTTCGCCCGCTCCAATATCTTCACGTATCCCCCTCGGCTACGAACCGAGAGTAAGGTAACTGGATGAAAATGCAGGTTCGACTCCTGCCGTGAAGGCCATTTAATGCTGGTAGGTCGGCAAGATGTCGAGGCGCTCTCATAAGGCGTTATAGGTTGGTTTAATTCCAACTATCAGCACCATGTTTGATCTAGATACACAGCCTTTATGGAGTGTCGCAATGCTAGACAACATTCGTTCCAAGACGTGAGGGACAGCAAGTTTTGCGGTCAGGTGGTCCGGAGACCATTCTTGTCTCATAAGCAAGAGAGCCATGTTCGACTCATGGGTCCGCATCCAATATCGGTGAAGTGTTACGGTAGCACGGCAGTCTCCAAAACTGCAAGCCCAGGTTCGACTCCTGGCTCCGGTGCCAGTTTTATCTAGGTGTAGCTCAATTGGCAGAGCATCCCGTTTGGGGCGGGAAGGCTGTTGGTTCAAGTCCAGCCACCTAGACCATTTAGGAAGATATATATGGATGAAAACTATTTGAAGCGCCAAATGATTTTTCGCTTGACAGTGTTCTTTTTATTGAGTATAGTAATAGGGTTCGTTCTATCGGATTTAAATATCCATAGTCAGATTAGTGGAGATAATCAGAATGTTCAAGATTTCAGAGGAAACCAAGGCAGCGGCAATTGAGGAAATGCGTAAAATTCTAGGTGATGGTCCTACAGACAATCAGTTGGAAGAGGCATTTGAAGCGGCAGTTGCTATTGTAAAGAAGCAGTTTGGTTTTTAATGTATAATGGAGAGTTGGCTGAGTGGTCGAAAGCGGCCGTTTGCTAAATGGTTGGGCCCTAACCCGGTTCCATAGGTTCGAATCCTATACTCTCCGCCAATTAGGAGTGAGCAACAGGCAAGGAGTCTGCACCGCTTGGAAAGCGGATGGTCCCCGAAAGGGGATAGGTGTCGGATACCTGCCACTCCGCCAGTTTATGGAAGAGTAAGCCAGTGGGACTGGCCTTCGTTTCGAAAACGAAAGGAGCCTGAAATATGGTTTGGGGATCGAGACCTCACTCTTCCGCCATTTATGCGGGTTTAGTTCAGAGGTAGAACATCGGTGTTACATACCGAGTGTCGGTGGTTCGATTCCATCAACCCGCACCAGAAAGCAGAGTTGTCACGCTTCGTCTATGCTTAATAAGGTAGAATAGCGCACCAGACAACTTATTATAATGCGCTTGTAGTCCAATTGGTAGAGGCGCTGGTCTTAGAAACCAGATGTTGTAAGTTCGAATCTTACCAGGCGCACCAAACGTAGAGGGATTGTAGGTAGACCTGTAAGAAAACCGTTGCGACGAGTTATGACTGGGTTGTAACCTTCATAGATTTAATGCACTTAGAGGGAGCAGGTGAACCCACTCGGCTGTCAACCGAGTATCGGCCGGGTCAGTACCGGTTAAGTGCGCCATTCACGGGCCTGTAGTTCAGGGGGAGAACGTCTGCTTTGCAAGCAGAATGTCGGCGGTTCGATTCCGTCCAGGTCCACCAGTTTTGTGAGGCAGTATCGATACAAATAATCCGGATGAGCAGAATTGCCACATCGAGGTCGGGAGACGGTGCGAGGCTGTCGTAACCTTGGGAACCCGGATACTGAAAAGAGGATGCATACTCGTTCCTCACAAAAAAAGTTTTACGCTTCGTTCGTCTATTGGCTAGGACACTCGCCTCTCAAGCGGGAAAGATGGGATCGATACCCATACGAAGCACCATTTATGCTTCTCTGGTGTAGGTGATCCGCACGACTGCCTGAAGAGCAGAAGGACTTAGTTTGATTCTAAGGGGAAGCACCATGATGTTATATTATAAAATCACATATCTTCCGATGTGGAAGAAAGAAGATAAAGAAAACGGTTATGATTGTATAGGTATTGTTATTGGTGAGCATCGTTGGTATGATACTGATCCTTATAACAATAATCCAATACATAAGATAAAGTATCATCAGTATTCAGAGTTGATGATAGGTGTTATGCCCTCGTAGCCCAATTGGCAGAGGCAGTTGATTCAAACCCAACTTAGTGTCAGTTCGAGTCTGACCGAGGGCACCAATTTGCTGGGTTAGTGTAATGGTAGCACCCGAGATTGTGGATCTTGGAGACCAGGATCGATACCTGGACCCAGTGCCATTTGCTCTTGTAGTATAAAGGTATTACACACCCTTGGTAAGGGTGAAAACTCGGATCGTTACCGGGCAGGAGCACCAGATTGCCGGCTTAGTATAATGGTATTACAGTTGACTCGTAATCATCAAACAGAGGTTCGATTCCTCTAGCCGGCACCAGAATGTAGACAAACGATTGTAAACATAGCCACTTGACATTCCATTCCGGATGTGCTATTATAAGACATAATGAGAAAGGAAATGGAATGAATAAGCGGAACTTGTGGATATTCGATATTGATGGAACGCTGGCTAACAACCTGCACCGTATCAAGCACCTTACCCAGAACACCACGAAGGACTGGGATGCTTTCTTTGCGGCACAGGATAAGGATGAACCTTACGAAGCCGTTATGCATCTTATGAATACTCTACATAAGACTGGTGATAAGGTTATTGTTATTACTGCCCGTGACGAGCGTTTTCGTGCGGTTACTCTCCGTTGGTTGCAGCAGCATTGTGATTACGATTTTCCTGATGGCGATCTTTTCATGCGTAAGAGTGGTGATCGTACCGACGATGATAAGATCAAGTTGGATATTCTAAATGAGTATCTTTCTCTGTTTCATCCTCGATATAAAGTGATGGGAGTGTTCGAGGATCGGCATCGTGTTATTGATGCGTGGCGTGAAGCTGGTTACTATGTGTTTGAGTGTAACCAGGATCGTGCCGATTTCTAAAGTTTACTGTCCCTTAGCTCAAAGGTAGAGCAATGTGCTGATAACACATAGACACTGGATCGTTACCAGTAGGGACAACCAGTTTATCCTGCTTTCTAGATACGCAGGAGAGGCCTAGCGGGAATAACAGAAGGGAATGCCCGTGAATATCGGATTGCTGACTTCATTAGCTAAAGGGCTAAACCGATAAGGCGTATGGAATATGTGTGAGCGGCAACGGCGGTGGTGTTGCAGCGGACTGTAAATCCGTTCCCTTTGTGGTAACATTGTAGGTTCGAATCCTACCTCACGCACCATCTTTATTCGGGGATAGTTAAATTGGCATAACGTCGGATTTTGGTTCCGACTTTCTAGGTTCGAGTCCTAGTCCCCGATCCATTCAGGAATAGTTCAACGGTAGAACAGCGGACTCTGACTCCGTTAATCTTGGTTCGAATCCAGGTTCCTGATCCAATCATTGAAAGGTATTTTATGAACAAAGTGAAAGTTTCTCTAAGAGAAATTATGGAAGATGATCATCATCCCTTGATGGAGAAATGGGTAGAAGAACTGCTTCCCTTGATTGAACCTATAATCAAAGCACAAAATCCTAAGTTATTTGAAGAAGAGGATTCAGAATGAACAAAGCATTTACCACTATAGCCCTTTTCATCGTTCTTACAACTTCGGCCGCTGCCGATCCGTTATCTGATTTTTTCGGTGGTATCTTTGGCGAACAATCCACACGACAAACAAAGGTGAAAAGAAATAGACATGGCACAAGCGTTCAAAGCTATGACAATAATGATTGGACTGCTAGTTGGGGCCATCATTCTACTGGAGGCAGTCACATGGTTGCTTCCTTCTACGGTCACGGAGAACATCTTTCCCGTCGAACCGCATCGGGCGCAGTTTTCAATCCTCATGGATACACCGCAGCCCATCGTTCTCTTCCGTTCGGCACTCACCTAAAGGTATGTCACCATGGATGCGTTACAGTTGTGGTCAATGATAGAGGACCATTTGTCAGGGGCCGTTCTCTTGATCTTTCTTACGGTGCTGCACGGGCTATTGGCATGGGTAGCACTAGCAATATCTCCGTGGAACGATTGAACTAAAGACTTGACATTTCCATTCCAATGTGCTAATATTAGACATAATGAATGAGGAGAAATGGAATGCCTACCATCACCACGGAAGTTGATGTTGATGTAGACCTGCGTGATTTTCACATAGATGATTTGATGGATGAACTGGAAGATAGAGGATACTCCGTTATTTGTAGAGACGAGTCCATTCAGGCAAAAGAAAGAATTATGGACGATATTCACAATCTTTATCAGGACTTCATTCTCTGGAATGACACTATGATGACGAATGAAAATTTCGGCACAATTCTCAAAAACTTTTTCTCCGAACATCTTGACAAAAATGTCCTATGACTATATACTAGTATGATGTTGCAATGCAACATCGGTAAACTTCGCTAACTTTAGGAAGGAAAATATATGAAGACTGTTACTTTTCTAGCCGCTATGCTTTTCAGTGGTAGCGCATTCGCTGGCACCGATGTTATCGCTCCGCCAGTTACCAAGTATGTTGAGGCACCTATGCCGCCTAAGCGTCCTACTAATTTCGGTAAACTCGATAATCAGAAGGTTGCACAGAAGGTTCAGGAACTCACAACCAGAAAGTAATAAATATACAGTGGCCCCGCAATGGGGTCACTTTTCTCTATGGAGTCTCAAAATGAGAAACAAGATTATAGCCCTATTCACCGCACTAAGTCTTTCTCTTGCCATCGCTACGCCTGCCAAAGCACAGTTTATCCCTTGGGGATATGGTGGAATGGGTTGGGGTTATGGTGCTGGTTTTGGCTACAGTGCCGCTATTGCTGGTATTGGTATTGCTTCCGCTGCTATTGGTGCTGCCGCTATTGCTAACTCTTATCCTTATGGTGGATATGGTTATGCTCCTGTGCCTGTATATGCTGCGCCGACTTATGCTCCTGCTTATCGTCCGACTGTCCGAAAGCAGATCATTATCAAGAATAGTCCTGGTGCCCGGGTGTATGAGGAAGACGACATATTCGGTTGGTAATAACACAGAAGGAGGAAGAGTATGTGCTATTACACTGTAACAATGGATCGTGCTTCAAGTTCTTCTGGACATACTAGAGCGATTATGATTCTAGATGCAAAAGATAAAACTGAAGCCACGGCCAAATTTCTAAATTCATTTGGTGCAAAGTATTACAATGATATCAATGTGAGGGAAGGGATTCATATCGAACAAGATTTTGATCGCCTTCTAACAGAACAAGCTAAAAAGTATATACTAAAAGTTAAGAACAAGACGGCAGATGCTCCTCCGTTAATGTCTTATCAGAATATGATTCATCTTGATTATGGAGAGTAAAATGAAAAACGTTTTTATTAGAGGCGGTCTTCAAGGTCTATTTGCTGTGCTTGTCATTACACTCGCATCGACGGCGCTACAAGGTGCTCCTGCGAAAAAGGAAACGAATACCGAACAGAAGATTGTTTGCGAAAAGACAGAGAGCGTCCAGAAAACTATGGACGAAAAGAACTTCTTTCTTCTTCTAAATATGACCAATGACAGTGGTGTTGTCGAGAGTGTCTGGATTTCTGGCACGACTATTGTTATCACAGCACAGAAGGGTGAGGATTCTTGCTTTCTCGCCATGATGAATGATGTTACATATAATCCAGATACGCTTCAAGGCCTAGTAAAGGCATATGAAGCACAAAAGGGCAAGCAAAAGGATATCTAAATGGCGTGGGGTTATCATCTTATTCTAGATTGTTATGATGCTGACAAGGCGCTAATCACCAATCCAACAAACATCGCCGCATTTGCTAAAGTATTAGTAAAGCGCATTGATATGGTGGCATATGGTGAGCCGCAAGTTGTTCACTTCGGCGAAGACGACAAGCAAGGTTATACACTGGTTCAGTTGATTGAAACTTCCAATATCGTTGCTCATTTCTGTGACGAGTCTGGTAACTTTTACATGGATGTTTTTTCATGTAAACCATTTTCAACCGAAGCAGTATTAGAGACAGTAAATCAGTTTTTCGCTCCAAAGAAAATCAGGGAGCGATATGTAGAAAGGGACTAAAATGAGACGTAAACTAGACTTGGACGAAGTAAGAGATTTCATCGAGAACTCTTCGGAATCAACCAAGATTTATATTGGTTCTGACTCTGAAAGACATAGACGAGGCGGAGTCTGGTTTGCGGATTATGCTGTCGTTGTGGTTATTCATAAAGACGGTAAGCATGGTGCTAAAGTCTTTGGTGAGATTACAACCGAACGAGATTATGACCAGGCTAAAGATAAGCCACGTATGCGATTGATGAATGAGGTTATGAAGGCAGCACAGCTTTATCTAGACCTAGCAGATGTTATTGGTGACAGACAGTGCGAGGTCCACATCGATATCAATCCAAATCACAAGCACGGTTCTTCCTGTGTTATCAGCGAAGCAGTTGGCTATATTCGTGGTATGACTGGTGTGACTCCTAGAGTGAAGCCAGAGGCATGGGCTGCTTCTATCGCCGCCGATAAATTCCCAAGCCTATAGTTTACTAAATACTAATTCGCTAGGCAGTCATATTGCCTAGCGATTATCGCCGCTGACCACGGATGTAATGGCAGCGGCACTCAACTCCTACGACCTCGTCGGCACTCGCCAAATCAATCTCACATTTCCTTCATCTTTCGTTATCGTGATATTGTGCGTGGTCGTATATAACAGAAAGGTACTATTATGAAGAAGATTTTACTTGCTTTCATTACGGTACTTGCTATTAGCGGTACCGCTGAGGCAAGAAATCAATATTCAAACGGAGCAACAGAGCCTAATCTATTAGACTCTATTCTCGGCACTCCGAACGGAAACTGGAGCGTAATGCCCAGACTCCATGGTCGTGCTAGACTTGCTTCGAGACACCATAACACCCATATGGCAGGACGAGGAAGAAACACTGGTGCTTCGGCATCAATCGTTGCATACGGAAGAATGCTTCAACATTCTGGTTTCCGTGTGTCGGAACATCCTGCTTTTGGAGGAGTCCATCATGTTCATCATGGTTGGGCTCATTATGCTGGTCGGGCAATCGACATCAACATAGGTCGTGGTGTAAGAGAGGCATCTAATCGTTCGACAAGATCGAAGTTTGATGCCTTGGCTGCGAGAGCCAGAGCGGCAGGTTATACTGTGCTTTGGAAGGTAGCAGGCCACTTTGATCATATACATATACAGAAGTAATATATAGAGGGTGGGGAGAAATTCCCACCCTTTCTTATAGGATAAATCATCATGGTCGAACTTGTAACAAAATGGACAGAACGAGCCAAGAAGGCAAGAGAACGATTGAACATCTGTGTAGAGTGTGAACATTTGGAAAAACAGTTTTACGTTTGTAAGAAGTGTGGTTGTTTTCTCAAAGGCAAGACTATGTTTCCCAGTTCATCGTGCCCTGTAGGCAAATGGGACAAATACACGGAGGAAAAGGATGTATAGAACATTTGACATTAAAGAATACTGGCCGCAGCCAAAACCTGGCGAACTTATTCAACACGAATATTATAACCCTGCTGATCAAAAGATTATCGGTAATGTTTTCTACACGAAGCCAAACGACCGTTATGTCTACCAAGAAGACTATCATGGCGGTGAGTGGAAAGCAACATGGGTTATGGACTACAATCATCCAAATGGTGTGATGGAGTTGGTCGATATCTATCCTGCCAAAAAGTATCAGTTCTGGACAAAGTTTAGAACAACTGCCTTTGTTGCTGGTAAAGAAATACCATGGGGTAAAGTCCAGAAGGTCGGTGACATAATCGATCAGGAACTTCAAATCTCCGCAATCAAGTCTACACCATTCATTTGGCCAGAAAAGGGTCGTCAAGTCGTAAACTTCGTTGCTCACCATGAAACATTTGATGTTGGTAATACTGTTTATAAAGACGTTTTGGAAATCGCTTATGACCAGACATTTGGTAAGATGACTGCTGGTGCCAGATCATTTCAAGCCAAAGGAATTGGAATCGTTCAAATGCAGTGGCGTGGTTTTGGAAAAGATGTGGGAACTCATATGGCAGCGGTGACAAAGACTGGTCCCGGAATCGTAACGGAAGACAAGAGAATAATTTGGTATTGACTTTCTAGATCATCTATGCTATATTATGAGAATGCGAAAGATCAATAAGAACATTCTCCATACTCTGGAAAAGATAGCGGCAGCTAATCCGAACCCCACGGAAAAGTTTGCCGCTGCTGTCGTTTGGAATAATAAGATCATTTCCATTGGAATGAATAGTATGAAGTCGCATCCACTCCAAGCGAAGTATTCCAAGAATGAACATGCGATCTTCCTTCACAGCGAGATTGATGCCATCAAGAATGCGCTCCGTGAGATTGATGTGGATGATTTTTCTAAATGCGACTTGTATATCACCAGAGTGAAGAAAGAGAAGCCATTCACCAAAAAGTTTGTGTGGGGTCTAGCAAAGCCTTGTGCTGGTTGTGAAAGGGCTATAGCAGCCTTTGGTCTAAAGCGAACGATATACACTTGCGATGATGGATATGAGGTGATAGAATGAGCGATAAAACACTAGAAGACCTTGTGGAAGAATGTCCATATGAAACGAAACTGGCCGTTACCGCATGGGTAATGAAACATATCGTGGAACATGCTCATAATCCTGGTTCTTTTCGTTATCTAATCTATGAACGCCTAGGATTTGGTCCTGACGCCTATGTGCCACTATATATGGCTGGCGGCATGGAAATCTCCAATGAGTTTGATATGGAGAGAATCGACAACATTAGAGCAAAGGTTAGAGAAGAAAAGATTGATGTTCTCAAGCCGATTCTTAGTTTGTGTGATGAACCAGGTTGCTTCAATAGTATTAGCACTGGTTGGCCTACCAAAGATGGTGGATATCGTATGACTTGCTCCGAACATCATAAGAAAGAAGAATGATATATATTGTTAATGTGTCCGAGTTGGCGAGAGTCAATCGTGAGTATTGGTGCTGTGAGTATGTTATCACTTACATCGGCTCCGCTGACTGTCCTGCTAGTGATTGCGAACTAAGAATAGGAGAAACTAATGGCTAAAACATTCAAACAGGCATTTGCCGAAGCACGAAAAGCTGGCAAAGATGTATTTCTTTTTGACGGTAAACTATACACGACCGATGTTGCTGTAAAAGACGCTGACGAAACAAAGTTTGTTGACGTTACCAACACTGTGGCTGACGCTAAGGTCCCTACTGCTGGTAAACTAAAGAAGAACGTATGGCCGCTCCAGCGTGAACTTCGTGCCAAGTTCGGTACACCAGATTACGGCGGAGCATTTAGAAAGCATATGGTTCAGGTCAATCTACCATATACCATGTGGATGGACGATATCAAGATCACCAAGACATGGATGAATAAGTCCTGTGCTGATTCTCTTGTTCGTGTTCTAACATATGTGTGGGACGAGAATGGCAGAGATTATGATAAGATTAAGGCACAGCAACTACATGTCTTTTCTGGCACCTGGAACATCCGTAACATGCGTGGCGGTTCTTCTCTTTCTACTCATGCCTTTGGTGTCGCTATTGACATTGCCGCACCTTGGAACGCTCTTGGTAAAAAGCCAGGATATAATAAGCATTCTTTCACTGAAAAGTCTCTAATCGTTCAGGCATTTGAGGCAGAAGGTTGGATTTGGGGTGGTCGTTGGGAGCGTCGTCCTGACGGTATGCATTTCCAGGCTGCCCGTATCTAACAACTGGAGTTTTTGTTATGAAGATGATTCACAAGTATCCGCTTGGTACGGATATTCATCATAATATGGTGACAGAGATTGAAATGCCCAGAGGAGCACAGATACTATCATTGCAGATGCAGGGTAGTATTCCTGTCCTCTGGGCCGTCGTCAATCCCAAGAAAGAAAAACGTAAGTATGTGTTTCATGTCTTTGGCACTGGATATGAAATGCAGGATTATGAACGAAAGCATTATGTTTATGTTGGCACGGTTCAGCAATCAAGTTGGACAACTCTTGTTTGGCATATCTTTGAGGTGATAGAATAATGACAACATTGAGAACCGCACAGAAGAGAAAAGATTGGTCATACGATGTTATGACAGATTCGTATCGTCATATTTCTGGTGTCACTGTTGATAGAATAGATATAGCTAGAAACAACGGTGATTTAGAAACGGTACTAGATAATGCTTTAAAGATGGCTTCTGTAGGAGCGGCAGGAGCAGTTGGCGCACCATATAATCCGTCGATTGTCTATAATGGAGAACCGTTTGATGTCGATGTATCATCGGGATCCGCAATGATAACCTCATCTATCCAAAACGATCAACCTAGACATATTACAATACAAACGAGTCTGGGTGATATAGCTTTAAATCTCAAAACCGGAGACATTGCCATACCAGTAGGCGTCGGGCGTGATGATGCTATCCGTGAGTTTTGGCTAGGCTTTCAGAAGAATTTTCAGCCTCTTGAAAAGAAAAGCTATGAGGATAAGATACTTACTCTAGAAAGAGAATTGGCAAAAGCAAAAACTTCTGCGACACTAATGCGGGCGGAAAATCAAAAAGAAGCCAGTAAGAGAGTTGCCGAAAAGATTGCCAAGAAGTATGCCAACGAAAAGTTCATCATGGTGAAACCCGCTGACTTAATCAAGTTTATTGAGGAAGAATGAGCGACAATCAAGAACTAATCGAACAACTACATGAACTAGCGGACTGGGTTGAGAAACACAACTCAGTCCATTGTCATTCTGTGCCACGAAAGGCAGCATATACTATTGCCAGACTGGAAGAAGACAATCACAGAATGCGACTACAGTTGAATAAGAACTTTTGGTCTATCCGAGACATATATGACAGATGTGTTGGTGCTATTCGACTGTGGATCTATTTGATAAGAAAAAGACTAAATACTCCTAGATGATAAAATTAGGAGTATTTTTTTGGCTGTTAAGAAACCAGACTCGAAAACTATTATAAGCGAAGTTGCAGGTCTCTTGAATAGTGTTTCTAAAAAGTATAACTTTCAAGTGGCTCCTACACAAAAACTAGGAAAGCCGTCTAAGACCAACTCAATGGTAAGAGAGTTTAGATTACAGTTGATTAATACTGGTAAGGATACGTCCGAGGCGCTAAAGGCAGCAATCATGAAAGATTTAAAGGCTGCTGGCGTCACAAAAATAACATATAATAATATTTCACCAAATAGTAGCAAATATCCTTCAGTATCTTTTACATATGAGAGTATGAAGTTCGATGCCGTTATAGCAAAGGGTGCCAACAAAGGTGAGAATTTCGAGAAGAAAACTATCACTGATCTGGCAAGATTCTTTAAAAGTAAAGGTGTAAATAAAACATATCAGCAACTTGTGGAAAAACTCATTCAGTCGAATCCTGCGTTTGGCGTAAATGAAATTAAATCTGTGACACAAAGAACAGGTTCAACGAAAAAAGAAGGAGTAGCGACTGCTGATTTGGGAGCAATTATTGGTGACATTGTTATTGAGGATTCACGTAGTAAAAAGTGGTTTATCTCACTGAAAGATGTGAACGGAGCAACATTTAGTTCTTACTCAGGTGCTGCTTCTTTGTTTGATGCTACAGGAACTTTACAACCTGATTCAGCTGGTGCTAAGTTTTTAAACTCTTTTGGTGTTGATTTGAATAAAGTCCAAGAAGGCTTTGATGAAAGAAATAAAATAAAAAAGAAACGTCCTAAGCTAAAAGTTGCTACACCTAATCCAAAAGAGATGAAAGCTATTTTCGAAAGAGCGTGGGGTATGAATTACTTTTATGTGAGAAAGATAAATGCTACCGATTGGAAAGTTTTTTGGATGGATGGTTCAAAATTAAAATCGTTGACCGAAAACATGACGGTTACAAAAGTAAACTATCCTAACACTGGATCAAAACAGATTACTATTTACTGTTCAACACCTTCTGCGGAATATACAATCGAACTAAGAAATAGTAAAGCACAAGAATATCCAAACGATACTAAGTTTAAGATCGTTAGATTCAAATAAGAGGATTCATTTGTGATTAGACTTTCACAGTATATTACAGAAGCAGCGGCCGAAAAGGATCGCCATCTAACACATATTGAGGACGCCGTTCTGGAAGGTGGTGTTGCTGGCACTCGCAACGCTATTCAGTTCCTAATCTCCCTTAGAGATATGTTTGCCGATGATGGTCAGACTCTATCAGAAGCAAGAGGCGGCCTTATTCTTAGAACTAAGTTCGACGGCGCTCCTGCTATCTATGCCGGTATCAATCCTGAAAACGGAAAGTTCTTTGTTGGCTCAAAGTCTATCTTCGCCAAGAATGCTAAACTAAACTATACAGAAGCCGATGTTAGAGCCAATCACCAAGGCGGTCTGGCTGATAAACTGTCTGCCGCTCTAAAGTATCTACCAGAACTAGGCATCAAAGGTATCGTTCATGGCGACTTTATGTTCTCCAAAAGCGAACTAAAGGACGAGACAATCGACGGCAAGAAGTATATCACATTCCGTCCTAATACAATCACATATGCTGTTCCTGCCGATTCTAAACTGGCACAGCAAGTCAGAGCGGCCAAGATTGGTATCGTATTTCATACCACATATCATGGCAAGACGATGCAGACTCTCCAGACACATTTTGATATCAATGTAAATAACTTCAATCCATCACGAAATGTGTGGTATAGATCAAATAAGTTTGTTGATGTTACTGGTCGTGCTACTCTTACAAAGGCAGAGAATGCTAGACTAACAGGCATTCTATCACAAGCTGGTTCACTATTCAGAACAATACCTGCCTCACTAATGAACTTCATTGCTACAAACGAAACACAAAGAATCCAGATTATGTCCTTCTATAATCAGCGCATTCGTGCTGGTGAACATATGGGTGCGGGCCATACGGCACAGCTAATCAAATGGGTTGGCGACAAGTATCAAAAGCAAATAGACGACGCCAAGATGCCAGCGACTAAAGCAAAGCGCAAGGCTGAAAGAGATATGATCCTTAGATGGTATCGCCAGAATGCTTCCGATCTAAAGAAGATATTCCAGCTTCAAAATCTATTGATTGATGCCAAGATGCTACTGATTGCCAAGTTCAACATGGTGAATGATCTAGGCACATTCTTACATACAGCCGATGGTGGCTATAAAGTAACAACTCCAGAAGGATATGTGGCTGCTTGGTCAACTGGTGGTGATGCTGTCAAACTAGTGGATCGTATGGAGTTTAGTAGAGCCAACTTCCTGGCTGTAAAGAACTGGGGCAAGTAATGAAAAAGGAACCCGAAAAGAAGCCTACGCCTATCGTCAAAACTATTCGTAAGATAGTAAAAGAGGCAAGAAAGAAAAAGTTATATAAATAAGCAAATAAACCCGCAGAGGGAGCGAGTATGTTCAATAAAAAAGTTGTATTCATTTTCGGACGTTTCCAGGTACCTACAAAAGGCCATGCTGAAATGATCCACTTCGGTGCTAACTATGCTAGAAAGATTGGCGCCGAGTTTAGAGTTTATACCTCCAAGTCCTGGGATCCTAAAAAGAATCCTCTTCCATATCAGCAAAAAGTAATGTTTCTTCGCCAGCTATTCCCTGGCATCAATATCGTTGACGATCCAAATGCTACAACCGCATTTGCTATTTGTAAAAAACTCTCCGATGAAGGCGTCGAAGATGTGACAATGATTACAGGTGGTGACCGTGTAGCAGAGTTCAAGAATAGCATTGGCAAATATGTTCTGCCTAGAGACAATCCAAAGTTTGATAAGAACAAAAACTATGCCTTTAGACGCTTTGATGTAATCAACTCTGGCGGTCGTAAGGCAGGCGTATCTGGAACACAGATGCGTGAATATATCCGTGGTGGCAAGTTTGGCGAGTTTATGAAGACCGCACCTACCGCCGATAGAGCATTAGCCAAGAAGATTTTCACCGCAGCCAAATCATATCTCAAAGAAGATACTCTAACCGAGGATCTATCTCGCAAAGAGTTTGATGGTATGCTGAAAAGTTTTATTGACTTTACTGTCGGCAAACTTGGCATTGTAGAACCTCCTGAAATAGAATACAAAGAAGCTGACGATCACGGCGACCAGCCATCATTTGGTGGTTATTCACCAGGTGAGAAGAAGCTAATCGTTATGACAAAGAATCGTCATCCAATGGACATCTTTAGAACTGTCGCACATGAACTGGTCCATCACAAACAAAACGAAGATGGTAGACTCGGTAAAGATATCAAGCAAGAAGGCTCAACTGGTTCAGATATTGAAAACGAAGCAAACTCGGAAGCAGGTAAAGTAATGCGTTGGTTCGGCAAGGCTAATCCAGATATGTTTGGTAAGTCATATGTTATAGAACATAAGGCAATCGTTCTTGGTGGTGTTCCTGGTTCAGGCAAAGACAAGATACTAAAAGAAGCTATTCTACCACATGGCTTTAGAGAAGTATCAGATAACAAGTTTTCCATCAAAGAGTGTAATGGTGATAATCTTGTAGTCAATGGCACCATGGCAGACTATGAAGCAACAAGACAAATCAAGAATATCCTTGAGAGTGCCGGTTACAAGACGATTATGCTATTTGTGAATACCAGCAATGATGTATCCAGACAGCGTAACGAAGCAAGGTCAACCACTGGTGGTCGTGTCATTGCCGAAGAAAAGCGTTATGAAAAGTGGAGCAAGGCACAGTTCAATCTAAATCGTTATGACCAGCTATTTGAGAAGGTTATTGAGGTAAAGAATGACCTTGACGCCAATACTATTGTTGAGACATACAATAAGTTCGTTGACTCCATTTCCAAAGAAGTGGAAGAGTTTCTATCCAGTGATATGGACCGCCGCTTTGAGAATATGCTAGAACAGTATTCGGACTTCTCACCAAAGGCAAAGAGCAATCCAGTAGGTGGCGCAGGAAACTGGGGCACACCTAAGCTAACAGATCGTTATAAGAAAGATACGCCAGGTCAGGAGCCAGGTAAGACAAGAGATATGGGTTATTATGAAACTAAAGTCTTTGGCAATCTACCCATCAAAGCGGATCGCCTTGGTCAGACATTTACCTCTGCCAAGAATCCTTCATTTGTCGGTGATATAACAAGCGATGATAATCCTTTCATTACTGGTGAACCAAATCAGCTATGGTCTCCTATTGACCGTTGGATGATGAAAGAAGAAACTCGTAGAAGATTCAAAGCAAAGTATGGCAAACTAGCCGAAGAAAAGATGAAAGAAACGGCTGAAAAAGTGAGAAAAGAAAGCCTGATTGACCCTTATATGGGATCAATGGGCATGACTCCAAACACAATGAGTCAAGATGAAGTAAAACCTGATGTGAACGCAGAGTTTGAAAAAACAGCATTGTTTGGAAAAAGAAAATACAAAAAGACTAAATAAGATAGAGTTTTCTATATTATAAGAAACTAAAAGGGAAACAAAAATGAGTAATCCATTTCTAACAAAGAAGGACCCGCTATTAGAAGCAGTCCAGTCCGCCATGCAGGATGGTGAGATTCGTCGTAAGGCCGAAGCCCTTGTAAACGAGGAGTTCGGTGTCTATTCTCGTAAGGCAGTTGTCCGTGAGGATCTTGCTGCTTATGATGCTCGCCTTGAGGAAGCATATAAGTGCATGAAGGAAGGTGAACAGATTGATGAAATACGTGATCGTCCAAAGAAAGATGATATAAATCGTCGTAAGCGTGATGCCGTTGCTATGAAACTCGGTCACGATAATCCCGAAGGTCGCAACAATAACTACAATGCTCCCGTAAGTATGCTAAAACATGGTCGCAAACTTATGAAGCAGGGTGTTACCAAAGAAGAAAAAGCCGACAAAGACTATGACAAGGACGGCAAGATAGAGTCTCCAAAGGACGAAGTTTGGGGTTCTCGCTTCCGTGCTGCTAAGATGGCAGGCAAGATGGAAGAAGAACAGATCGATGAACTTTATGGTAAGGGTAAGTTACCAGATATTCGTCGCAAACATTCTGACGACTATCAAACACATAAAGCCAGAGCCAATTTTCATCATGGTGAAGCTGACAAGGCTGATGAAAAAGACGATGATGAAAAATTCGAGCGTCATTATGGGAAGGCAGTTGGGCATGAAAGAAGTGCAGAAAAATCCGCAGCTAAGAGAGGTCGTGCATCGGCTTTGATGGATCGTGCCAAGGCATCGTCCGATCTTAAGGCTGCTAAGAACAAGGCAAAGGAATATAGAAAACTTGCTAAAGAAGAAATACAGATTGATGAACTAAAGAAGCCAACTGCTAAGACAGCAATGCAGGCATATCGTCGTGCAGAAACGCATGATGACATGGATGGCAACTGGAATAGAAGTAATCGTCTTTATAGATGGAAAGAAAAGAATCTTCCTGGCAAGAGTGCAAGAAATCAAAAGCCAACAGGAAAAGCAAAACTTCCTGATGTTAGCAATACAGATTTTCATAAGGATGGATATTCAGGCCATTTTACTAAAAAAGGCAAACTTACTAAGTCTGCAACCAAAGACACAAAGGCCGATATCAAAAGTCGTCTTGGAAAACATACAAAACCAAATCTACCAGAAGGTTATGAACTTGACGAAGCGGCATATTCAGCAAAGGCTGCCCGTGCTGGTAAAGATATTGGTAAGCCAGGCAAGATGTTCTCTAAGATTGCTGCTAAAGCTGGTGAGAAGTATGGATCCGAAGAGCGTGGCAAGAAAGTTGCCGGTGCTATTCTAAAGAGAATCCGTGCCAAGCATATGAAGGAAGATTCGTCTTTCTAGGCGCACCGGAAACGGGTAAGTCGGTATCCGAGCAAATGAGACCTACGGCCGCACAAGCGTTGGCTAAATTAAATAGTATGCCAAAGCCAGCGGCGCCGGCCGCAGCACAAGTTGGACGCACACAGGCAGTAGGCTCACAAAACATTAGACCTGCGGGATCGACTAATGCTGGTGGTAGCGGATCAGTAACTATGGCTCCACGTCCACCAGTAAGACCTACTAGTCTTGGCACAACTACAAGACCGCCTGCTGCATCAACAGCAACAAAACCCGGCGTTGTTTCTAAGTCTGATCTAGATACATATAGAAAAAACGTAGGTAATCCGAATGCTACCTTAGGTCAGTATATGAATGATCTTAAAGGATTGACAGCACGTAAGGGTGGTGCAAATGATCCTTCTGTTATTCAAAAGAGACTTGATCCTAAGGGACTAAAGGCCTTTGATCCTTCAAAGGCTGAAAAAGCACAAGGTCCAGAGCAGTCAGCAGCACCCGCTCCAGCAACACCAAGAACAGATAGTAGCGTTCCTGGAGCATCTACAGCAGTCACTACACCAAAAGGTGGCTCGGATGCTATGACTCCTAATTATGGTAGAGAGAGTGATCCTCTTGATCGTACCAATTCACCTGTAAGTGGATCAAGGCATCAAGGTGGTGCTGGTCTTGATAATGAAAAAGAGGCAAAGAACAGAACTTCTCAAAATAGTCAAATTGCTGAGTCTGTCGTGTCCGTTGGTGCAAATAAATATAGGATAGTATGATGAAACATCCGTATGATGTAAAGAAACTCGTAAGAGAGGATCGTAAAAAAGTCCTCTCTAAGAGACAACAAATAAAAGCAAATACAACCGAGACGGGCAAACCCGCTGATCCTGTAGAATTGGATCCAGCAAAACAGGGTATGCAGAACACCTCTCTAACTAACTAAAGGAAACTACAATGCCACTATGGGGTAATAAAGACAACGCTGCCAATTCAGACATTGCAGCAACAATTCAGGTCAATCAGGCAACCACACCTGGTAATCGTGCCAATCTATATGGCAATGTTACCATGTCTGCCATCACAACAAATCTAGCAATCGGACAGTTTGCTGTAGACACAAACGAAGTCCGTGCTAATCCAAGAATCCCACACTCCGGTTGGGTTCTTCGTAAAGAAGGCACCGGTCTTCGTGCTGGTCGTGTAACATACGAAGTTCTAGTTGCTACAGGTTCTATCGCTACCGATGGTTCCGATGACACTAACTTCCCAGACTTTACACTACGCATTACCACACAGCCAACAAGCGCAAATGGTGCCGGCAATGTCAATCTAACTGTTGCTGCTGCATCAACACCAACAGGCGCTACACTATCCTATACATGGCAGCGTAACGCTGGTGCTGGTTGGATATCTGTTCCAAATACAGCTGGTGTTTACTTCAACAATACTTCACCAACTCTTGTCGCAAATGCCGCAGTCGCAAACGCAAACACCTTCCGTGTTCTAGTTTCCGCAGCTGGAGCAAACACAGTTACATCCGCAAACGCTGCCGTAACAACACCATAAGGAGAGTTATATGAAAACTTTCCGTGAACACCTAAACGAAGAAATCACAATCGGTGCCCTCGCTAGTGGGGGCATCGACATTGAGCGTGACGCCGTTAGAGACGAAGTAAATGGCATTCTAGCTGGTATCGCTGCCAGACCATGTGTAACACCTTATGCTTCACTCAATAAGGTTCGCAAGGCTCTAGCATATTTCCACATTCATCTACCAAAGAAAGTCTATCTAGAGGGTAGACATGGTATTGAAGTATGGGAAGTAAATCAGTTTGGTAACAAGATGGGCTTCACCGATACAGGTGAATGGATCAATCAAGTTCCTGCCAAGTATTATCTTTTCTTTCACTATCATCTAGTCGGTTCCATGTATTATCTACAAGCCAAGATTGTGGATGATAAAGAACTAGAATCCAAGATTGGTGCGGCTGAAAGTATGGTCGCTGAGGAAACATTAGAAGAAGCGATTCGTCATTCAACTTCACATAAAGTTGTTCATGCCGATAGTAAAAAAATTGTTGCTCAGGGCAGTAAAAAAGAAATGATGAAAAAGATGAAGGAATTAAATTCCAAAAATCCAAGAAGTCATTTTTTGGGTAATTCGCCTAGTAAAAAAGTTGGTGATGTTTTTGGAGAAGAAACCGATGCTGCCGTCCGTCAGGCAGTTGCTAAGGCCGCTGCACCAAAAGAAAAGGCACATACTGTTCTAGACGATTGCGACTGTAGCCAAGGAGACTCACCAAGCACCCAGTCTGCCATCAAAGTTATGATGAAAAAGCAGATTGACGAAGATGATTCAACTAAAGCGATTCAAAAAATCGTTGCTAAGAATAAGATAAAAGATGTTGTCAGGTCTGGTAAAAAGAAAAGCCAAGCTTGGTATGATAAAATGACAAAGCGTGCCAATCAAAAAGAAGAAGTTGAACTTGACGAAGTATCTCTAGGCAAACTTGTTCGCTATAAGAGAGGTGCTGAAAAGTCCCATGGCGATGCTACTTGGGAAACTAAGTTCACCAAATCTATGGGTGATGATCCTTCTCCTTCTAAGGCATTAGCAAGAAAAAGAGAAAAAGGTATTGCTCTTGCTGATAAGAAGATGAAAGGCAAGGCAAAAGTAAATGCTTCTATGCCTAAGAATGCTTACATGGAAGAAACCCAGATTGATGAAATCTCTAAGGAACTAGCAAACAGATATAGAAAGAGGGCACACGCCTCCTATACATATGCTGCTGGTAAGAGAGAAGATGACCGCTTTCACGAAAGGGCCGGCAAAGATATGACGGACGTTTTTGGTAAACCTAAGTTTAAGGATAGACCAGAATCAGAAAAGGCAAAAGACGAAAAGACCATTGGAAAAAGACTAAAAGGTCTAACCATGGCACATAAGCGTCTAAAAGAAGAAAAGATTGATGAAGTATCCGCTGGTCTTGCTAGCCGTGCTGCCCATCATGCTTATGTAAAGTCCGATAAGATGAAGAAGGATGCCCAGAAAGAACCTGATATGTATTCTTATGTTCAGGCATTCCATAAAGGCGAAAAGAAGAACAAGCAAGGCATCAAGTTTGCTAAGTATGCTGCCAATAAGATGGAAGAAGATAAAGATCCTTGCTGGAAGGGTTATGAAATGGTTGGCATGAAGAAGAAGGGCGGCCGCCAGGTGCCTAACTGTGTGCCAGTCAAAGAAGAACAGATTGATGAGGTTTCTAAAAAGACTCTTAGAAGTTACCTTGCGAAGAAGAAAGATCGAAACAAGGATTACGCAACACCCGAGTCTTTTCGTAAAGGAATGCTATCTCCTAACCTTGCTAAAGACAAGATCAAAGGCAAGAATGTAAAAGTTCATGCTAAAGAAGAAACACAGATTGATGAACTAAAGCAGGCAACTCTCAAAGCATACAAGAGTGCGGCTAAAGCAGACCGCAATGTAAGTAAAGAAGTTGTTAGAAAAGGCCTTGACACAGAAGGCAAGTTCAAGCACGCCATCAAGAAAAGAAAGAAAGGTCTTGAAAGAGTATCTGATAGACTAGAAGAAAAGGCACCTCCAGGCGCAAAGTTTGAGCGCATGGTAAAGCACATCAAGAAAGGCTATTCTAAGGACGGTCTAACTGCCAAAGAAAAGTCTATTGCTTACGCTACAGCATGGAAAGCAAAGAAGCGTGAAGAAAATAAGTGATCATCTAAAAGAAAGTAATACTACATATACGGCTCACCTCAAATGGGCCGTATATGCTGGCTTCATCCTAATAGGCACAGGTATTGCTTCTATTGTTCATGGTCTTATACCATCGTTATTTGAGGGAACAACTGCCAAGACAATAATCGAAATGTTCTATAGAAGATTGTATAATCATTCTAATAGGCATTATCAGTATAAGATCATGAAGGAAATGAAACGAAGTAAGAACTAAGTAATGCTTGATCTAAATGATGGAAACTTCTTGATATATGCGGCGAAATGCTATGATCGTCCTCACATCATCCAATCGGAGTTTGAGGACGATCTAAAGCGCATCAAGTATATCAAGCGCCTTTTGAGAAAGTATAAACAAACTGGTGAGTTCAAGGAGAGACTTGTTCTAAACCACGTTATCATTCTAGCCAATGTCTTTGGTGTTGAACCCACCGTCAATATGCTATTTTACAAAATAGATCAAGAAGATTATCCTGTTCTGAAAACAATACTGATATATTTGAACTATATGCCCGACCATCTAAAGGCTTCGTTTGATAAATACTATGTCAGGCAAGAAGAAATACCTGTGGATTTATCCATAGCAGATAGATTGAGGAAAATATGACAATCAAAGAAGATGCGCCGACAAACAATGTAGGTTCTGGTGCCATCGCCGGTGCAGGTATCGGACCAATGGGCGAACCTGGTGTTTCTAAGAAAGCACAAAGAAGAAGACAGCGTAATGAGAAATCAACTCCTACACCTGTCGTTATAAATATGCTTAGAAGAAAAGCACCAAATCCTATTGTAGAAGATTGTGAAACATTTGCTGGTTCGGTTGTCTTCGAGGTGTCATCAAAAGTTTTTCATAATGCCAAGATGGAAAAGCGCAGAGGTAAACATTGGCGCAAGTACCTAGATGAAGATGATTGTTTTGCCGAGATTAGAGAATATGCCGCAAAGAATCCTGGGAGAGGGATTGTATTGAGAAATGAAAGCACCGGTGAAATGTGTTATGCTCGCTATCCCAAGAAGAGATAGACAGGACAAGAAAAGGAATGGAAGCAACAATGGTTAACAACAACACCAACGACGATAATGATGCGGTTGGTGGTATCGTAGAGAAAGTTCCACACTTTATCACCGCCATTATTGCGGTGGGTGGTCTTATTGCTGCCTACTTTATGACCATTGGCGACTTCAAAATGAAGGACCTGGAACTTCAACAAAAAGTAACTTACCTTGAAACAAAGGTAACTCGCATAGAAGAAACCGTAGATTCCATCAAGTCAAAGTTGGATTCTCGTATTCCTGTAGTGGACAATGACCGTCAAGACCTTAGAAAGGAAATCGATAGTCTAAGGGAAGTTCTCCAACAAATGAAGCCATACCTAAAGAAATAACTTGACACAGCGTCAAGGATAATATAGAATAGAACTTCATTATGAACAGGTGATCTATGTCGGTATACATCGATAAAAAGTATATTTCTCTCCTCGCTCCTAAACTTTCACAGTTCAAGCAGCGGGGAGAATTTTTATGGAACTTCCGTTGTCCAGTTTGTGGCGATTCCCAAAAGAACAAAATCAAGACCCGTGGTTACATCTATAAGCGAAAGGAACACTTTGGCTTTATGTGTCATAACTGCGGTTCCACTATGGCGTTGTCTAAGTTCATTCGCTATGTGGATCCTGTTCTCTATAATGAGTATCAGTTGGAATCGTTTGTTCAGTCCAATACAACAAACACCAAAGTGGATGTAAATGACTTTGTGTCCAAGCCTGTGTTTGTTTCCAAGCCTAAGACTATTGTAACCACCAAACTTTCGGAGTTGAGTCCAAAGCATCATGCCAGAAAGTATATGGAAGATAGAAAAGTTCCTATCGACCATCTATTCTATACGGACGACTTCTCAAAGTTTGTCAAGGACCTATTTCCTGAAAACGACAAACAACTATATAAAGAAGAACGCATCATCATTCCTTTCCATGACAAAGAAGGCAATCTTCTAGGCGTTCAAGGTCGAGCAATCGGTCCTTCCAAAATCAAATACATAACGATCAAGGCAGATGAAACAGTTCCTAAGATATTTGGTTGGGATAGAGTTGATGTTAGTCGCACTATGTATGTGGTTGAGGGTCCCATCGACTCTCTTTTTATTGACAATAGCCTGGCTACTATGGATGCAAGTTTGTATGTTGCGGCTAGTATCGTAGGTCTTGACTACGACTATGTTTTCGTCTATGATAATGAACCTCGAAACAAGCAAATCGTAAGCAACATGCGGAAGACAATCGACATGGGTAGAAAGATTTGTGTATGGCCTACGGATATCAAAGAGAAAGATATCAATGAAATGGTATTGGCAGGAATGCATCCTTCCCATATCCAGCACATCATAGATACTAATACCTTTGCAGGATTAGAAGCGACAATGAAAATGAACCAGTGGAGCAGAGTATGAACGACGCTAAGATCATCTATGATGCTAAGTGGGTTGAACAAGAACTAAAACATATATCACCACACGAATATGTGAAGCGTTATAAGCACCTTATGAATAAACATACATGGGGCGCTGCTTTTGTATTATTACCTAAACTAATTGAAGAAATGGCAGAATTGATTGAGGACATAAAGAATGAACGACGCTAAGATTATTGCTATTACACAACCGCTTATGAAAACTACTGTTGAACAGACTAAATTTTGTAAAGCAACAGGCAGAAATCATACATCTAGTTATCAAAAAGATATGTCTGCCGAAGAGTTTATCGCCTACACGGCAAGAGTATCTAATCCATCTAATCAACACAACACACTAACCGCACCAAAACTTCTAAAGTACCTCATTGAACATAAGCACTGGAGTCCTTTTGAGATGGTGTCTATCACAATGGAAATCAATACAACCCGTGATATCTCTCACCAGATCATTCGCCATCGTTCATTCTCATTCCAAGAGTTTAGCCAGCGTTATGCTGATCCTACTAAGGACATGCAGTTTGTAACGAGAGAAGCAAGACTACAGGATGCCAAGAATCGTCAGAATAGTATTGAGATTACAGATGAAACGATTTCTTCGTCTATTGGAGATATCGATGCTTCCGGTCTAAAGTTTCAATGGAATAGTGTTCAGGAAGAAATAACTGATCTTGCTAAAGAGCGTTATAAAAACGCTATAAGTTGGGGCATGGCCAAAGAACAAGCCAGAGCAATTCTACCAGAAGGTCTAACCACAACCCGTCTATATATGTCAGGGACACTTCGTTCTTGGATTCATTACATTGACGTTAGAGCCGAACCAGGCACACAGAAGGAACACCGTCAGGTTGCTCTTTCCGCACAAGAGCAAATTCTAATGCACTTTCCTTCTCTTTGGGATTATTGGGATAATAAATTTGTTGAGGTACCTCTCATTGAAAAGAAACCTTGGTGGAAGTTTTGGTCATGATTGATCCTAATGTTATGAGGGATGCGGCAGAATATCTAAAGAACTATTACAGTGATCCTGATAGAAAATGTTTAGACATTCTATTTGAGTTTAGAAGAAGTATTGGTATGACAAATGATACTATCATAGTCATCCACAAAAGAATGGAAAAAGGTTGGGGACAACCAACATCTTATTCATATGAGGATCTGACGAGAATCGCAAATCGCAAGGAATTTCGGTCATGATTGACGAAGCATTGACAAAACTTGACCAAACGATTTCAGAGGCGAACAAAACATATAAAAAGTATAGACGAGAATATAGTGATAGCGACTTACACAAAGACCTTCAAGCTATTCACGGCAAGGAAGAAGGTCTGAAACAGTATAAACAGATTATGGAAATGGAAAAGAAAGAGGAAGAATAATGAGTAACTATACTCCAGGATTCTATTGGGTCATCCAGTATGAGAGATCACAGAAACTAACTATTGCAAAGTTGACAAAGAACAGTGGTTGGGAATATATGTATATGGAACATTCAAACAAATGTGTCAGTAATGCTCCATATAAAGTGATCAATCGTATTGAGAAACCTAAAGATGAGCAGATAGTATATACGAATAAGAAAGAGGAAGAATAATGGAATCACTTTATCAGGAATTTATTTACAAAAGCAGATACTCAAGATACCTACCAGAACTAAATCGCCGTGAGAACTGGGGCGAGACTATCAATAGATACCTAGACTTCATGGAGAATCATCTCCAAAGCAAATACAACTACAACATCAAAGACATTCGTCCTCGTCTCTATAACGCCATGTATGACCTCAAGGTTATGCCTTCTATGCGTGCCTTGATGACTGCTGGCAAGGCATTAGAGCGTGATAACACTTGTGGTTATAACTGTTCGTTTTTGCCTGTTGATGATCCTAAGGCATTTGACGAAGCAATGTTTATTCTTCTTTGTGGCACTGGTGTTGGCTTCTCTGTTGAGCGCCAGTTTATCAATCAGCTACCAGAGATTCCAGAAAAACTATTTGATTCCGAAACTATCATTTCTGTTCGTGATTCTAAGGAAGGTTGGGCAAAGGCACTTCGTATGCTTATCTCACTTCTTTATGCTGGTGAAGTTCCAAAGTGGGACCTAACAAAGGTTCGTCCTGCTGGTGCTCCACTAAAGACATTTGGCGGTCGTTCTTCTGGTCCTGGTCCACTTTCCGAACTGTTCAAGTTTGTTGTAAAGATTTTCAGGAATGCTCATGGACGCCGCTTGACATCCTTAGAGTGCCATGATATTATGTGTAAAATCGGAGAGGTTGTGGTAGTCGGTGGTGTTCGCCGTTCTGCTATGATTTCCTTGTCTAATCTTTCCGATGATCGTATGAGACATGCTAAGGCAGGTGCTTGGTGGGAAGCAAATCCACAGCGAGCATTGTCTAACAACTCTGCGGTCTATAACGAGAAGCCGGAAATCGGATCATTCATGTCCGAGTGGCTAGCACTATATGATTCCAAGTCGGGTGAGAGAGGTCTATTCAGTCGTGAAGCATGTCAGAAAATCGCAAAGCGAAATGGCCGCAGAAATGCTGACCAACTTTTTGGAACAAACCCATGCTCTGAAATCATCCTTAGACCGTATGGCTTTTGTAATCTTACCGAGGTTGTTATTAGAGCCGGAGACACCATGGAAACTATTCGTGACAAAATTGAGATTGCGACTATCCTTGGTACTTTTCAGTCTACTCTTACGGATTTTCCCTACCTAAGAAAGATTTGGCAGAAGAATGCTGAGGAAGAAAGACTACTTGGTGTATCTCTCACAGGCATCTATGACTCCAAACTATTCAACAATCCAGAAGACAAAGGCATCAAGGAGCGTCTTGCTTCTCTCCGTGACTTTGCTATTGAGGTAAACAATGGACTCGCAACTACTCTTGGAATCAATCCCGCTGCTGCTATTACTTGCGTTAAACCTTCTGGTACTGTATCTCAACTATGCGATTCGGCCAGTGGTATCCATCCTCGCCATTCTAACTTCTATATTCGTCGTGTTCGGGCTGATAATAAAGATCCTCTCACACGGTTTATGAAGGACAAGGGTGTGCCATGGGAACCAGATGTTATGAAGCCAGAATCCACAACTGTCTTCTCATTCCCAATGAAAGCGCCAAAGGGCGCTGTCGTTAGAGACGACATTGACGCCATCAAGCACCTTGAACTTTGGGCAGTATATCAGGAGGCATGGTGCGAACACAAGCCATCCGTTACCATCAATGTAAGAGAGCATGAATGGATGGATGTTGGTGCGTGGGTGTATCGTCATTTTGATGAAATGTCTGGCGTATCATTCTTGCCACATGATGGTGGTTCATATCGTCAGGCACCATATGAGGAAATCACCGAAGACCTTTATAATCTAATGCTACCATCTATTCCAAAGTCTCTCGATTGGGACTCTCTGGTTGAAATGGAAGATAATGTTGAAGGTGTTCAGACTTTGGCTTGTACCTCAGGAAGTTGTGAAATATGAGCGAAGATTGGAAAGAAGGATACAAACAAGGTATTCGTGATGGTATGGAAATAGGAAAACTATGGAGGGACTGGACGGTCCCTTCTCAACACCAACTTCCAACTGATTATGGCGAAGTGAAATGTAAAATCTGTGGTATTTCTTTTACAGATGGTCTTGGCAGACTATTACCTATGGGATATGTTTGTCCGCACGACAAATGTCCTGGTAAGATTACATGCTAATGGAGAAGTAAATGAGTCAAATAGAACTATCATTCAAGGCAAGAGTTATCAATACCAGAGAAGAACTTGATAACATGATGAAAAGGGATCATCTACGCAACTATACAGTAGATGATCTTTTGGTTGTGTCACAGTATTTTGATCGGAAAAACTATCAACCACATATCATATATGCCATAAAAGAATCTAATAAGGATTTTATGGCATGGCAAAAGTTTGTTGTACCACTTGAACTTACTGTGAAGGAGAAAGAGAATGAAGAAGTTGCTAAGTCTAGCCCTCGTAACGTTGCTGACTACACCGGCGTTTGCTGAAACCAATATCACTGTTAGCAAGTCTCACCAGATGATGCAGGTTGATAGTGATTATGGTTCTTATCAGTGGCCTGTGTCTACGGCTCGTAAGGGCTTTTATACACCAACTGGCACATTTCATCCGTATTCTCTACAGAGAATGCATTACTCAAAGAAGTATGATAATGCACCTATGCCGAACTCTATTTTCTTCTCTGGTGGATATGCCATTCATGCTACTCCCCATGTTGGCAATCTTGGTCGGCCTGCTTCTCATGGCTGTGTCAGGCTACATCCTGCTAATGCTGCCACTCTATATGAAATTGTAAAGCATGATCCAAACACAACTATTAGGATTGTTCCGTGACCGACGAAAAGTTTCGCACCATCATGTCTCTCATCATACTAATCACAATCTTTGGTATGATAGGACTGGCAACTAACTGGGCATTCTCATTAGTCATGCTTATCACGATTACTGCCCTTTTGTTTTCAGCTTTATAAATAGTCTTGCCTTCTAACCAAAGGAGCGGTGTTGAAGAACAAAGAGAAAAAGAAGTATCGTGCTATCTTTATATCAGATGTTCACTTGGGCACAAAATACTCCAATGCTGAAAAGCTATTGGAGTTTCTCAAAGAAACCGAAGCCGATAGATACTACTTGGTTGGTGATATTATTGACGGATGGATGATGCGAAACAAAGTCTATTGGCCTCAGGCACATAACGAAGTCATTCAGTTCTTTCTAAAGCAATCCAAGAAGTCAGTAGAAGTCTATTATGTAACTGGCAATCATGACGAGTTTCTTCGTGAGTATGCTGGCACCGAGATGGGTAATATCAGATTGGTGAATGAAACTATCCATCATGGTGAAAGTGGTAAGCGATATCTCGTAATTCATGGCGATCAGTTTGACTTGATTACAACAAACGCCAAGTGGCTTGCTCTTATCGGCGGTTGGTTGTATGATAGAATGATTGATCTAAACAGATATCTACAGAACATATATAATTATTTTGGCATCAACGGTTTCTCTCTTTCGGCATGGGCGAAACAAAATGTCAAGGAAGCAGTAAACTTTATTGGTGACTATGAAAAGGTAGTTGCTGATGCTGCCAAAAGGAGATGCGTAGATGGTGTGGTTTGCGGTCATATTCATCATGCTAATATATGTTCTTTTGATGATGTTGAGTATATGAACTGCGGCGATTGGGTAGAATCCTGCACCGCACTTGTTGAACACTATAATGGAAAGTTTGAGATTATAAGACGATGACGAACATTACAATTTTTACCGATGCTTGGGAACCACAAATCAATGGAGTTGTCACTACACTAAAGACGACAATCAAGCATCTTGAAAAGCGTGGTTATGATGTAAAAGTTGTCCATCCTGGTATGTTCAAGGTGACAGTTCCACTACAACCATCAACGGGCATTTATATGCCACTTTTGCCTATGGGTATCGCTGATGAATATGTGAAGAATGCGAACCACATTCACATAGCAACAGAAGGAAGCATAGGTCTTGCCGCTAGACATTATTGCAAGAAGTATAAACGACGCTATACCACATCGTTCCATACTAAGTATCCAGATTATCTTTATGAACATGCTTATATACCACCAAGAATTACTGGTCGGTATTTTCGTTGGTTCCATAGAAACAGCGATTGTGTTATGGTTCCTACCCCCGCCATGGTTGATTACTGTAATTCATTGGGTATCAAAAACCTAAAGTTATGGTCTCGTGGTGTTGATACTGACCTTTTCAAACCCGATCCGAATTGGAAGAAGATGGAAGTAGAAAAGGTCATTCGTGCTATCTATGTAGGTAGAGTATCAGCCGAGAAAAACCTAGAAGCATTTCTAAAGATACCGAATGAAAGTATTGTGAAGTTTATTATTGGTGATGGTCCACAGTTAGAAGAATACAAAGCAAAATATCCAGATGCCATATTCCTAGGCAGAAAAACTCCAGAAGAAATCGCTAGAACATTACAGGTACAAGATGTGTTCGCATGGCCATCCATGACAGATACATTTGGCCTTGTCGTGCTTGAAGCGATGGCATGTGGTCTACCTGTTGCTGCTTTTTATAATGATGTGAATGAATATATCATTGAAGAAGGCAAGTCTGGTTATCTTGATGATGATCTGGAACATGCCATTTGTAGGGCATTCCATCTCAAACGAGAAGATGCTGTAGCGAGAGCAAAGCATTTCTCATGGGAAGCAGCAACCGATCAGTTTGTAGAAAATTTGGTATGAATGAACTTGACGAAATCTTACTTGAACAACTCCACATTTCAATGAGAAATAGAAAGCATCTAAGGAGAGTTTCTAAACTTTTGAGAAATGATCCTCAAGTGGAGAAGGGCAAACTTTACATAGAAGGAAGAATAAAGTTTTTTGAGACTATGATAGAAGATAAGTCTTTACTAAAGAAAAGACCCAGAAGAAAGAAAATAAAAGAGTCGGACTTGTTGGCTAGAAATCTAGTTTATGAATGGTATAGAAATGTGTTTATCGCAGCGGCTTTCAGTTATAAGATGTTCTCCGATTCTGTCACAAGTTACATGTCTTATTTCAGAAAGGATAAAGAAGGATGACCGGAGAAAGAGCGGCCATATTTGGACAGTTTATTGAACAGTATGTTGAAAGCGATGTTGGTGTATTAGAACGAGAAGAAACATACAGGATTCTATTAGAAGTTTTGGAAGAGTTTGAAGTCAAAGGCATGGAAGGATATCTTGATATCGATCCGGCATTTGATGTAGTGTGGAACGAAAAGTATCCGCCAGAGGTAGAAGCCTTTGAAGATTGACGCATGGACATATCTTCTTTTTATCGCACCTCTATTGGTAATAGTCTACGGTATTTTGATTGTTGTTTCTGCCAAGATATATGATTGGTTTATAAATCGATGACTATATATCTGTATGGCATGGACATACAACAAAGAACCACTTACTGAAATACCAGATGGATATGTGGCGTTTGTTTATCTGATAACAAACACGGTCACTGATAAGAAATATGTAGGCAAGAAACTGTTTCGTTTCACTCGCAGCACCAAGAGAAAAGGTAAGCGAGTGAAGAAACAGGTTGATTCGGATTGGCTGGATTACTATGGTTCAAACAAAGAACTCCTTTCGCATGTTGATCTATTCGGCAAAGAAAAGTTCACAAGAGAAATCCTCTATCTATGTAAGAGTAAAGGCGAGGCTTCGTATATGGAAGCGAAGGAACAGTTTGACCGAAACGCTTTGATTTCCGAGGACTATTATAACGATTGGATTTTTTTGAGAGTTAGGCGAACTCATGTGAAAGCACTAAAGTAAGGGTTTCTTCTTGGACTCGCTAATCTTTCTTTTCCATTCTTCGGTGAAAACACGACCACGGAGTTTTAGATTAGGTTTACCTTTCTTTGCTTCACTTATCTTCTTACGATATTCTTCGGTTTTCATATATGAACGATCAATGGGTTTTCTTGTTTTACCAAACATAGGATTATTAGATCCTGACATTTTTACACTATGTTCTTTTTTCCATTCGTCGGAACGAGGACTAGTATTACCATCACCTCCTTCGGTTCTGTTTATGAGAATACCAGTGCCGAGGTCTTTGCGACCGAACCATCTAATATATCGGCGCTCCAAAGCACAGGCGCCCACATTAGTTAGGTTTGATTCCATTATGACTATGCGAGAAGGATCTTTAGGAACAGAAACACCAGGATGAATACTCCAGGCTCGTTTACCTTTTCCTTTACCGATATAATAGGGAGTTCCGTTTTGACGAATATAGGCGTATATATAGTAAGACATATGCTGGCGCTCCTGTTTAGCGTTAGAGTAGGTGAGGACGGCAATCCTGCGACCTACATCTATTTAGCGTTTTTAGATTTTTCACTTGACATTCCAAAATGATTCTGCTATTATATAAGACAATGAGGTAAACATGGCTATCGTAATTTATTCCAAAGATGAATGTTCCTTCTGTGACAAAGCCAGGGAACTTCTAAGAAGTCAAGGAAAGTTCTTTATTGAATATAAACTAGAAAGAGACTTTTCCAGAGAGACTATCAAGGCATTATATCCTACTGCCAAAACCTTTCCCGTAATCACTATTGACAGTCGTTACATTGGCGGCTATAATGAACTTTCCAATCTACATGAGGAAGGAAAACTATGATTGACAAGTATGGACTAAAAGAAGACTTGAAGAACGGTGTTGTTACCGTTGTCTTTGAGAAGAAAGATGGAACGGAACGCACCATGCGTGCCACTCTTTCTGATCTATATGTACCGCTACCGCAGATGCTATCAGAATATGATGGACAGGTAGCAAAGCCTGCTCGGCAGTTGAATGATGATGTTCAGGTAGTATGGGATATTGACGCAGATGGATGGCGATCCTTTCGTTATGATTCCGTGAAAACCGTGAAAACACTATTGAGGGAGTAAGTATGGCGCATCCACATAAGAATAGACCTCGCAAGGGTCGTCGTAAGATTGGTTCAACAAAACGCAAAGCCCGTCGTCTCAAAGGAAGAAAGAAGAAGTAATGCCTATGGATCTACCAACAAAGGTGAAGAACTTGAGCGAGAATAGCAAAATCATCAACGTGTCAGCCTCGTCCGATGGCATCAACTTTATGGACGGTCTAGCACTACTGTTCATTGGTCTAAAGTTGACCGACCATCTCCAGAACTGGACATGGGTAGAGGTGACTGCTCCGCTTTGGGCACCTTTCATGTTCTCTTGGTTTGTTCGCTTGTTCAAATCAACTTTTATGAATGATGGTGACGAGGGAGAAGAATAATGTCGGTTGATAACGGAATCTATGTCCTTCTAACGGAAACAGAAAAGGGTCCTGAATATCGTGTCTCTTATTCTCATTCCATTGGAAACATCTATGGTGAGTGGAATGCTGATAAGGCATTATATGAAGGAAATCTTTCCGCTATCAAGGAAACGTTTGGTGAAAGCGAAGTATTTCATACACTTAACCAGGCTATTGACTTTGCCGAGGCATTGGAGTATGATGTAGGCGAAACTGAGGATGGTATCTGTGTGATCAACGACTTCAAAGATTACGGATACATCTTCGGATAACATGGCAACAATCAAGATCATAGGTAGCGCAAAAAAGGTTCATACTAGATCAATTCGATCCGCAGCAAACTTTTTTTGCGATTACCTCTTGAAACGCCTAAGTAGAAATGTCCATGTCAAAATCAAACTCAAGAAAAATCTATATAAGAATACTAAGTGTTTTGGTTTCGCTACATGGACAGATGACGAAACAAGGAACCATCGTAAGTTTGAAATAGAAATTGACGCAGACCTTGGACCTGTATTTTTATTTCGGACACTGGCACATGAACTTGTCCACGTCAAACAGTATGCTAGAAAAGAACTTATAGATATGGAGTATGGCAGTTATCAAAAGTGGCAAGGCACTATGTTCAATGAGCATATGGTCGATTATAAAAAGCTGCCGTGGGAAATAGAAGCAGCACAACTAGAAAAAGAACTTTACGAACTTTGGAAACAACATCTTGAAAGACAAGGAGAAAAAGGTGAGAAAGTCGGCTACCGTAAGACGACCTAAATTTGCTGATGAAAAGTATCTGGGTCCGGAACCCACAGTCACCGAAAAGGCCACGCAGGGCGATATGGCCAGGGCATACACATGGTTCAACTATTTCTATAATAGTGAGGACGCCAAAAACTTCACAATCTCCTACCTCAAGTATATCAAATACAACAAAGACACAATCACAAAACTCTCTAAAGTAAATGCCATTGATCTTCATAACATCGGTTGGAACTGCCGTTTGCTCCATAATGGCAGTAATCTGCCTGATGGTGTTTGGGATCGTTGCTATTCCAGAATCAAACAACTTGCTTCTGCTGTTACAATCGATAACGACGAAGAACCAGCGGCAGTTGTCAAGATCGTATCAATCCAGGACCGTATCAACAATAAAGCGTCCGATCTAATCGGCGAGTTGGAAGAACAGTTGGACGTGTTCTTCCAAGAAGGAGTTATTCAGTTCGATGTTAAGAAGTGGTCCCTTGAGAAGGGAATTAAACCGCAAATTGCGAAGAGGATTGCAGAACACTTCCGTCCTCAATACAATGAAATCACCGAAGCCCTCGAAGGCAAAGACAAAGAGTTGGCTGAGTCGTATAAGGGTTGGCGTAAGCCAGTTCTTAAAATCATGGCGCTTTTCATCAAGCGACTAATCGATCATATGGTAGAACTGGATTCTGCTGGTCAGACTATTCGTAAGCCACGCAAGAAGAAGGTAAAGCCAGCGAGTGTGCTGGTTTCCAAGATGAACTATCTACCTAACAATGATGAATATAAGAGTATCGATCCTAAGGAGATTATTGGTGCTTCGCAACTTTGGGTTTATAATGCTAAGACTCGTAATCTTTCTGTGTATAATGCCGTGGGTCATTCTGGCCTTTCGGTCAGAGGGTCTACGCTTACAGGATTTGACGAGACAACTTCGGTCACAAAGAAACTCCGTAAGCCAGAAGCGGTAATCAAACCTCTTCTCGAAGGTGGCAAAATCTATCTTCGCAAGGTTATGGATAACATCACCACAACAGAACAAAAAGCAACTGGTCGTATCAACACTGATACACTTCTATTGAGAGTAGTAAAATGAACCCGTTAGATACAATACAACATTATAAACACTTCAATGAAATCTGTCCTGATATCCTGACCTTTTTCAATCATGGATATTATACAGAAGATCCTGAGGTCGATCTATCATCCGACTACTTCAATGGCTATCAGAAATCCCTATACCAACATCTACTGAAAAATCTTGTGACCGAAAACAAGAATATTCTGGACGTTGGTTGTGGTCGTGGCGGTGCGGTCAATATGTTCAAAACAGGAAACTATGGTTTCGCTGGCGCCACAGGGATCGATATCAGCGAGGACAATATCTCGTTTGCTAATAGGGTATTCAAGGACGATTCTTATTATGTTATGGATGCTCATAACATATCGTTCAATAACTCTACGTTCGATATCGTAACAAATGTTGAGTCGATGCATTGTTATGATAACCCTCAACTGTTTTTGATTGAAGTTCGGCGAGTGCTTGATTCCAACGGAGTGTTTGTTGTTACAGATACCGATGCCTCCTTAGAAAAGCATCTAGCATCTAATAGATGTCCGTTTCGATATATTGACCGAGAAGATATCACGGACAATATTGTGGCAGCGTGTATGAGAATGGGCGAGAGGTTTCTAAATATCGAGAGTTCTCCGTTTCGTGATAACATGCTTTATATTACAGAAAAGGCTGCTTTCTACTATGCTAACAGAATATGGAGCTATGTGACGTATACTTGTTACAATGACAAATCAGTTTTCAAGGATAACAAATGACCGACAAAGTAATCGAGTTTCCAAAACATAAGGTGGTTCGAGAAGTTCCACAAGAGCATCTTATAGCACGACAAGCAAAGGCTGACCAAAAGTTGGCCGATGCTATTGTTGATGACCTAACGGGAATGCTAATCACGGAACTTGACAACTGTATGGTCGAAGTGGAAAACAAACAGTTCTCCAAAGACTTTGTTCTGGTAGCGGACGCACTCAAGGCTTGTGTATATCGGTCATTTGGAATCGATCATCATCTCCATGACTTTGTGGATAACAATGTCAAGCTAATCGAAGGTGGTGAAGGAATGACCAAGGAAGAGATTAAGGAAAAGATCGAAAAGATTATGTTGGAATTGACACAAGCAAAAGATAATCTTGACACTGACGAGGAAGAGTGATATAGTATCTATTCACTCAATAAGGAAATATTATGTCTTACATGCTAATCGACCTTAACCAGGTTCTTATCTCAAACTTGATGCAGCATCTAAAGTTTGTGGCCAAACAACATGAAATGAGCGAAGACCTTATTCGCCATATGTGTATCAATACAATCCGATCCAATGTAAAACAGTTTCGGTCGAAATACAATAACGTTATTCTTTGCTGCGACTCCAAGCATTACTGGCGCCGTGATGTGTTTCCTTTCTACAAGGCGCATCGTAAGCACGACCGAGAGGCATCTGGTCTGGATTGGAACATGATCTTTGATGTTCTAAATCGTCTCCGAGATGAACTGCGTGACAACTTTCCCTATAAGACTCTAAATGTCGAAGGTGCCGAAGCCGACGATGTTATTGCCGTTCTAACCGCTCGGTTGGCTCCGCATGGCAGTGTTCTCATTTTGTCATCGGACAAAGACTTCGCACAACTACAGAAGTATCCAAACGTTTCACAGTATTCTCCTATTCTAAAGCGGTTCATCAAGATTGATGATCCTAAGACGTTCATTCGTGAGCATATTCTAAAGGGTGATCGTGGTGATGGTATTCCAAACTTTCTATCGCCTGACAACTGCTTTGCCGCTGGTGAACGTCAGAAGCCGATAAACAGTAAGAAACTCTCTGAATGGGTTCAGAAAGATGCCACGGATTTTTGTAACGCTGATATGCTTCGTGGGTTTAAGCGTAATCAAATGCTGGTTGATTTTGACTATATACCTGATGAAATTCAGAAGAAGATTGTAGTGGCTTTTGAGGAATCAAAGCCTGCTACAAAAGAGAAGATGCTAAACTATTTTATTGACAAAGGACTCAAGGCAATGATTGAGTCAATAGGAGACTTCTAATGGCTATTAAGAATGTGTATGAAGTTTTTGATGATTTCAAAAACGCTAAAACAAAGGCGGAGAGAATTGAGGTTCTTCGCAAAAACAAAAACTTTGCTCTAATGAGTGTTCTACAGGGAGCATTCTCACCTAACGTGGAATTTTGTATCAAGAAAATCCCAGAATACAAGAGCGAAGATGTGCCGCCAGGTATGTCTTATAATCATATCACTGACGCCTTGCGCCGTGTATATCTTTTTGTGAAGGATCATCCTCAGTGTCCTCCTACTTTGACAGAAAAGCGCAAAGAGGAACTATTGATTCAGATTCTTGAATCACTGGAGCCAAAAGAGGCCGAGGTGTATGCTAACATGATTAGAAAGGATCTAAAGGTGCCATATCTAACGCCAGCAATCGTTAGTGAAGCATTCGAAGGTCTGCTACCAACATAACATGGATATCATTCTATGAAAAATAAGACTCCAACTCGCAAAATCGATCCTCTCTATGTCGATCTATATGAAGAGGACAAGAAGTATGGCGGAAAGCGAATTGAGCGTCCGCAGACTGACATGACCAAGAAGCGTCCTATTCGGAATCTGACCAAGGCGTGGATGGAACATGTCGATGATTACGACGAAGTGGACGAATTTTACGAGCATTGAATAACTTTATAAGGTGTCGTTATGAGAAATATAAGTGAATCCGCTATTCTGATCGATGTTACAGATGACATTCGTGAAGCAATTAAACATCTAAACAAAGCACAAGAACTTTTCAGAAAATCTGGAATTGATAACATTACACAACCAGGTCTTATCAAAGAAGTTATCATGGCAGATAGTCTTGGTCATAAGATCATTAAGAACAAGCATCTCCCCGATGCTACTGATGGTATCAATTATTATGAGTATCTTTCTTGTCAGGAAAAAGTTGCTAACAATGGAAAAAAGTCGGGAACTTTTGCTATCGATTGCATGTTCTCCGATCCTGAAAGAAAGCCTGATAGTCTTGAACGCATCACCAGAAATAAAGCATTTTATTGTGGTGTGTTTGAAGGACTAACACTCAAATACATTTATAAGGTAAGTACCACGGCATTTCTAGATTACACAGAAGACAATCTAACTCGCCGTGGTGCCAATTCGAAGAATAAAGAACATACAATCAATTATCCTCTATCATGGGTTTCAAGAGTGGGAAAAATAGTTAATGAGATATGAATCTATAAGATACTCTGGCAGTAAGAATAAGATACTACCAAAGATTGATCTAATTCTTGAGGACATTTCTTTAAAAAATGTCCTCGATGGATTTTCTGGTAGCACCAGAGTCTCACAGTTTTTCAAACACAAAGGATTCGTTACGACTAGCAATGATATGGCAATCTATTCCAAACATATTGCCGAATGTTATTTGTTAGCAAGACAGCCTCATAGTTATTATAAGTCTATTGTAGATCATTTAAATAGTTTAACGCCAACAGTTGGATGGTTCTCTATCAATTACGGAGGTTATGATAGAGATGGATCTTCGATTCAAGAAGATGGCTTTAAAAGACCGTTCCAAATGCATGTTACGGAAAAATTGGATGCAATTAGAAATGAGATAGACATTCTTTATCCAATGGATTGTATAGATAAATCCGTGTTATTAACAAGTCTGTTGTTGGCTCTAGATAATGTATCAAATGATATGGGTCATCAGGTCTCATATCTAAAGAATTGGTCTTCAAAAACGTATAAACCTTTACATCTTAAAGTTCCTAACTATGTAATAGATAATCTAGATCATAGAGTTTATACTAAAAATGTCTTCGATGTTAAGGATAGTTTTGATCTTTGCTACTTCGATCCTCCATATGGAACATCAAATGAAAAAACAAAGACGACCCGAGTAAGATACTTTTCTTATTATCATCTATGGACAACAGTATGTAAGAACGACTGTCCTGTTTTAGTCGGATCGTCTAAAAGAAGATATGATGTATCGAGTGATAAGATCAAAGGTGCTATCTCGGAATTTGAAAGCACAAACAATTCTGTCGTCGAGGATTCTTTCAAATCTTTATTGACAAAGTTTGATACAGAATACACACTTATATCATATAGTAATCGTTCCAAAGTAAAGATAGATAACCTAATAGAAATTATTGGCGATCATCAAAAACTGATAAATATATTTAAGTTTGATCATAAACCAAATAGTCAGACATTTGCAATCAAGTCAGGTAATTGTAAAAACGAGGTCAATGAACCTAATGCGGAGTATCTGATACTATCGAAGAATTGACTAAGATAAAATCGCTTTATAATCAATCACTTATAAAATCATTAATGAAATCAGTCACTTAGAGGTGCGACAACCTGTCGCACTCGTTTACAAACGATTTCGCTTGCATCTCGGTTCCATTGTGCTATAATGTGACCATGATCAAGAAGCGCAAAGCCCGCACCGACCGTAAGCATGTCATCTATTCCTTGTCTGTAAACGGACTGGAATATATCGGCGTGACGTATGTAGACAAGTCGGCTGTGTCCAAGTCTGTTATCCGTCGCTGGCAGAAGCATGTAAACCGTGCCCTGACCGAGGGACGTGACTGGGCCCTATGTAAAGCGATCCGCAAGTATGGTCCAGACGCATTTGAAGTCTGCTATTACGAAGTGGTGCGTGGCAAGTCCGCTGCCCATATCCGTGAGCGTGAGCTTATCCGTGAACTCTCTCCTGCCCTCAATACGGACGTCCGATAATGGTAAACGAAACTTTTCTCCAACTTATCAATATGCATGACCTTGACCGTAAGGTTGTCTGTAAACGGGCTATCGAATGCCTTAGCCCACGTTTACAATTCATCGCCGTCCGTCGTTTCTATCAGAACCAGACCATCGATGCCATCGCCGAGGAGCTTGGCCTGTCGCAGGCACGGGTTTATCAGCTAGAAAGAAAGCTGGTCTGGAAGATGCGCCGGAGCCTTGAGCTTGGCAATAGCTGAGGTGCGACATCCTGTCGCACTGTTTACAATTAGATTTCTATTGACTCCTTCCTTTTACCGTGGTATTATGTTCCTATGATGAAAGGAAAAATCATGTCCAACTATTATTCCATTCTTGTTTATGATCACATAAACGACAATATCCGTCAAGAGTTTGATCCGTTATTCAACAATCTGACCGAAGCAAAAGAGTTTCGTGAATCCGTAGAAGTATTACTAGAAGTCTTAGAAAAGATTGATCTAGATCAATATAGCGTCGAAATTGTTGAATATAATATCGACAATGTTACCATTCGCTATGTTGATATTTGATAGAAGAATGTCAACGACTGCGATCAATGTGCGACAACCTGTCGCAGTCGTTGACAAACGATTTTGGTTGACCCTTCCGTTCCGATGTGCTAATATATTCCCATAATCGAGAAAGGTTCCAACATGTCAAATACTCGCTTTCATATCAAAAACCAAGACGGCAAAGATGTGGTTTTGCGTCTCGCCCTTCTTCGTTGGGCTGAAAACGGTGGTAAAATCACCAAGGTGAAATCGTCTAAACGTCCGAAGCGTGGTTTCACGGTTGGTAAAAATATCAAAGTAGGAGATAAGTGATGGAAGTTTTCGTTCTCTTCGGTTGCATCGATTATGAGGGTGATTATATGCTCGGCGTTTATTATTCGCTGGCAGATGCCCAATCGGCTCTGGTCGATTTTGAGGGTGAAGCGTATGGTCGTTATATTATCTCTCGCCGTGTAGTTGGTGCCCGTGCCAACGAAGACTTTCTCGGCGAGTCGATTGTGTATGATACGGATAAACTCGGTCAGGAGGCTGCATAATGAATAATATCCCAGTTCACATCATTGCCCAGATCAATAACTGGGCCGAGCACCAGTTGATTTGGCACGGTGTTTGTGTGTGGTTATATCCCGATCTTATCTCTAATGCGGAGAACCGATAGTGTCCGACGTTATTCTCTTTTTCGTTCTATTCGGTGCGCCTATATCTCTTGCGCTTGTCGCTATTCTGACGGAGGTCTGAAATGACAGTTTTCTATTCTATCTATCACGATGGTCACCGTGGTTATTCTGCTATCACCTGGCTTCAGGATGAAATCTATCCCGATGCTGATATCTCTTATTGGATTGTTCCCGGCACTCTGGAGGATTGATATGATAGTATATGTTAATCATCTGATGATATACGCCAATCTCGGTGTGTTTGGTCATGTTGTGGCATATGCTGCTAATAGTGATCATCAATCTTATTGGGTTGTTCCCGGAACTTTGGAGGCATGATATGGTTATTCATAGGTATATTCCTTCATATGGTCATTGTGTAGCATATGCTAGCTTTGGTGGTAATATGTTTACTTCATGTTCAATATGGGTTGTTCCTGGCACTCTGGAGGACTAAAATGTTAGACGAAAGTAAAATGGTTCAGATTATGGCCCTTGGTGTTGTTACTGTCGGTCTAATCTTCGGTATCGTTCTTATCATGGCTCTTGATGGAGTAAACTAATGGCTCGGTTTTATGTCAGTCTCTATGGTGCTGGAATTCGGGTGAGTTATGATTATAGTACCTGCCCATATACCGCATCCAGCATTTGGTATGTGCCTAATACAATCTTGCTACAAAATCAATAGACTAAGGGTGCGACAGAATGTCGCACCCGTTTACATACGATTTCGCTTGCATCTTCCATTCCTTGTGCTATAATATGTCCATAGAATGAGAAATGAGGAAACGATGGCTGTCCACTTTGTCGGTTTCAAGGACGAGCGTGTATATAACGCCCTCAAGGTCTTTGGCAAGCCGGACTTCTGGCATCGCTTTTGGGACCTTCGTGCGGTTGCGGAAGTTGTTGAAGGCGACACGGTCATCTTTGCGACTGGCAATGAATATACAGTTCCGAACGTCAATGCTTTTGACGACTCGGCAAATCAATAGGTGAGAAATGGCAGAAGCAAATCTGGACAAAACTGTTTATGTTCCTGTCACCGAACTTCTGCCGACTGTTGCCGAACTTTATGGTAATGTCGGTGTCGTAATCTACACTAAGACCTTTATGGTTCACGGTGTAAACATTTGGATGGTGCCTGAATGACGACGTATGAAGTGACACTAGTGGAAGAACGCAGATACGTTTATGTAGTTACCGCGGATAGTTCTCTTGAGGCGACCAATGGTGTGCTTTGGGATTTTAACCATGCCATACAATGGCAAAGAGACATGCATTGCAAGGAAAGCATCCTCGTCGATTGGCATGAGAAGGAGATAGATAATGACTAATGTTAGCGATACTGCTCCCGATTGGTATATGAAGGCAGAAGATAGAGTTGAGGTTGTAGAATGAAGTATTTTGCTGATAATCTAAGCCAAATGGAAGGATTAACCTTTCACCATGTCGAGGGTGAAAAGGACAACGATGTTCTCTTGTTCGTTGGAGCAGGCGATACTCCTTCCTTTAAGTTCTATCACGAGCAGGATTGTTGCGAGAGTGTTCGCATTGAGGACATTGTAGGTGATCTTAACGACCTTGTAGGAGTGCCAATTCTTGAGGCTCGTGAGGACTCGCAGGACGGTGGTGCGGATTATGAAAGTGCCACTTGGACTTTCTATAACTTTCGTACCATTAAGGGATCTGTAACTGTTCGTTGGTTGGGAACTTCAAACGGCTACTACAGTGAGAGCGTAACATGCGAACGCCTACCTACTGAATACGAGAAGACTATAAACGAACTATATGAGGATGAGGAACATGAAGAGGATAATGACAGTTGATTTAGATCAAGACCAAGTGGACTATTTGGTTGTAGAAAATCTAAAACATGATTATCGTTCAATGGCTGTAAATCCCATGCCAGAGGAGGATGACTTGAGAGATGCTATTGAAGTAGTGCTTGAATATTATCTCAGTCACGACGATTATAAAAAGTGGCTAGAAGAAAAGGTTCAATATTATGGCTGAGCTTCCTACAAGTCTTATTGTTAGTGCTCGCAACCTTCTCCGTGATATCACAAAGTATTACGGAGACGAGCAGGGCATGAAGATGTGGCGTTCACTGAAAGAAGGAATGGGCGAGGACTTACAGAACGCTGTCCTTATGGGACTTCTGCGTGGTATTAAGTATGATCTAAAGATTCGTACTCATGCTTCAAAAGAATATCGCATGTTCATCAATGCCATTAAGGCTGTGCGTCATGCTACTGGGTATGGACTTAAAGATGCCAAGGACTTTATGGTTCACGGTGTAAACATTTGGATGCTTCCTGAAGGAGTGAAAGAATAATGACCTACGTTCTAATCGCTCTTTTATATTATAAGGCAGGAATTACTGCGGAGTTTAGTTCGCTAGACAAATGTAAAGCGGCGGGTGAAGCCCTTATTCGTATATATCCTGATAAGTATCATCAGGCTATGATCCAGTATGTCTGTGTGGAGAAATAAAATGGCTAATGTGAAAACCTACAATCTGTCGGTCTATTTTGTTGATAGCACGACCATAACATTCCGTGGCATTTCACGGGTTGCTGTTGAACGATATAAAAAGTATTATCTCAATAAGTATATCAAGCCCGATTTTTATGTAGAGGCTCGTTAGGAGAAATAAAATGGCTTATCAGTTCGTCCAAGGTCGTGGTGCGCCGCTCAAGATGTGGTGCGAAGGTGTTGAGGTCGAAGCCGACGCTCGCACGCAGTTGGAAAATATAGCGTCCTTGCCGTTCGTGTATAAGCATGTAGCGGTTATGCCGGACGTTCATCTTGGCAAGGGTGCTACGGTTGGTTCTGTTATAGCAACGAAGGGTGCTGTGGTTCCGGCTGCGGTTGGTGTTGATATCGGTTGCGGTATGATGGCTGTTCGCTTGTCACTGACGGCGAACGATTTACCGGATAATCTTGCTTCGCTTCGTTCTGCTATCGAGGCCGCAGTGCCGCATGGTCGCACGGATAACGGTGGTAAGAACGACGAAGGAACGTGGAACTCGAACTTTGCGTCCCGTTCTGCCATAGATGCTTGGGCGGTGTTGAAGTCTCGTTATGACGCTATCTTTGCAAAGCATCCGAAGATTGCTTCTCATAAGACCTTCGAGTTTATGGGAACGCTTGGCACGGGTAATCACTTTATCGAACTGTGTCTGGACGAGGATGACTATGTGTGGGTAATGCTACACTCTGGTTCTCGTGGTGTTGGTAACAAGATAGGTCAGTATTTCATCGAAGCTGCAAAGCGTGAGATGGAACGCTATCATATCTTGCCGTATCTGCCGGATCAGGACTTGTCCTATCTGGTAGAAAACACGACGCTATTCGATGATTATGTGGAGGCTGTATCGTGGGCACAGGAGTTTGCTGCCCTCAACCGTCAGGTTATGATGGACGCTGTGCTAAAGGTTCTTCGTGGGCGTTTGCCGGCATTCGTTGTATCTGACGAAAAGGCTGTGAACTGCCATCACAACTATATCTCCAAGGAGAACCACTTTGGAGAAAATGTGTATGTGACCCGCAAGGGTGCTGTTCGGGCTCGTAAGAACGACCTCGGTATCATACCGGGTTCGATGGGAACGGGTTCGTTTATCGTTCGTGGTCTTGGTAATCATGAGTCGTTTTGTTCATGTTCTCACGGCGCTGGTCGTCGTATGTCTCGCAATGCGGCACGTAAGGCTATCACGCTAGAGGATCATATCAAGGCGACCGAGGGTATCGAGTGCCGTAAGGATGCCGATGTTATCGACGAGTCGCCGGCTGCTTACAAGGATATCGGTGCGGTCATGGCTGCCCAGGATGACCTTGTTGAGATTGTCCACCGTCTCCGTCAGGTGGTCAACATCAAAGGTTGATACAACGTCTTTTGTGTTGACTGTTCAACGGTGAAATCATTTCGCCACAGTTAGGACAGGGTAGTTTGCCTAATGACTGTAAAGTTTTAGTCATTCTCTCTGTCCTATCGTCTTTATGTTTCTTACCATAACAGTGGTGATTTTCACCAAACTTGCCATAGTTTGGATTATTTTCACCGCTCATAAGGAGTGATTGTCTTGGTCTTTTCTTTCCGAACATATGATGATCTTCACCCGATCTTAGCATATGGGGTGAAATAACGCCTTTTCGTGCTTCACTAAATGATTGCCTACAAATCGCATATTGATAAGATGATAGAGTCCTTCCATTGTGATTATTACCAGTCATTCCACCCAAAGCATGTTTCATTTTTACTTGTTCATTATCTTTAGTCATTTTGGTTAGTAACCAATGTGCTAAAAAATGTTCTCTTGCGGTCAATGCGACAAGATTATCGGAGTCATCGGTTCCTCCGATAGATTTGGGGATAATATGATGCTTCTCAACATATCCTTCTGGAATAGTTGATTTGCGATTCTCTATAAGGGAGAAATACCAAGTGGTATACTTGTTGGATATAAATAACATTGCTGATACTCCTATACAGTATTAGAGTCCGTGGGTGCGTCAACACCGTGACGGACATTACTATTTAGTAAACATAGAATGTGAAGGGGTAAAATGAAACGAAAACCGAATCCAGTAGCGAAAGCACTCCGACAACCTCAATGTAGACAAAAGGTGATTGTAGACAAGAAAACTGTATACAATCGCAAAAGGCTACCAAAACTATAGACTTTGATCTGTAGACATTCGGAGCGCATTCTATATTCCAATGGGTGCTTATAGACCAGGATCGCCTGAGGCCAGCGACGGCTGGAGAGCGGTCCTGGTCGTTTTGGTGCGTATATAGCTGTCCAATGCTCGGTTTCTCCAGCCCGCTCTGGAGGAATGTAAACGGCTATGCCTAAGGTGCGACATCCTGTCGCAGTTGTTTACAAACGATTCCCATTGACTCTTTCCTTCCTATGTGTTAATATATTCCCATAATCGAGAAAGGATCTAACATGTCATCCATCGCTATTCGTGCCCAGTCCATCGGTTCCAACCAGCTTGAAATCCAGCACGGTTATAACCGCTTTCTTATTTCTTACAAGACGCCTGTGGCAGTCTATATCTGCGGCATGGGTTATTTCCGTACCGCTACCAAGTTTTCTCGCACCACGTCCAAGCATATCAATAAGTGGATCGGTTCTGCTAATGCTAACACCATCGACCAGAAGGCTCTGGAAGATATGCTCGGCTGGAATGCGTAAGGAGAAATAAAATGAAAGTTAAGTTTATCGATGCGGAAACAATCAATCGTATATGGAGCAACAAAGTGTATTCTTTCTTTTTTGTCGATAAGCATGGTAAGCGGCATACGTTTTATGGTTTGTCCGAACGTACCGCCAAAATGAGGTATAAAATTTTCAATCGTGATATGGCTCTATATGGTTATCTTCAAGTTGGTTGGAACAAGGAGATATAAATGCTTTTCATTCTAGCTTGGGTTATCGTCGGTCTAATCGGTCAGGGCGTTTTTATGTATCTAATGAAACGCACATATCCCGACATCTATCTAAAAGATGAAACCGATTGGGATATCCTTCCCTTTCAGATTTTTATATCAATGCTAGGCGGTCCTATCTGCTTTCTTGCTATTCTCACCATCTTCTCTAATTCGGAGGACTAATATGTCACGTATGTCTGATTTGGTTCTTATGGCAGAAAATCTAGTGATTGATGCTATGTCGGAACCCGGTGTAATGTCTGACCGAGACGTCCTTGAATATGTAAATGAGCGTATGCCGGTCGAAGTTGGTATGTGGTTTGTTGAGAGTGTCCTTGAAAAGTTTTTCGGTGAGGATGCTCCTGGCGACTTTACTTCTTACAACTGAGGTGATGAAAATGGTCCGTAAATACACGAATAAGATAATCGAAATGGTTGATGAATGTCTTTGGGATCGAGATGAATTGATCCGGGACCTTCTTAACTATATGTCCGAGTCCGATGTAAAGGATTTTTACAATTCCTTTGGTTTTGATGACGAGGAAACGGACGAGGACGATGGTCAGCCCGACGAAATTCTAGAGTGGCACGATTATGACCCTGGATGCTGATTGTATACACTCTACCCATTCTATAGACTATGGGTGCGACAACCTGTCGCAGTCGTTGACATACGATTTCGCTTGCATCTTCCATTCCATGTGCTATAATATGTCCATAAAGTCGAAAAGTGAGGTTCTAAATGGCTAACAATACTCTTTCCAGTCTCT